ACTTGGACGGGGCGAACTTGGCCAGGGCGAACTTGGCCGGGGCGAACTTGGCCGGGGCGAACTTGGCCGGGGCGAACTTGGACGGGGCGAACTTGGCCAGGGCGAACTTGGCCGGGGCGAACTTGGCCGGGGCGAACTTGGCCGGGGCGAACTTGGACGGGGCGAACTTGGCCAGGGCGTACTTGGCCGGGGCGAACTTGGCCAGGGCGTACTTGGACGGGGCGAACTTGGACGGGGCGTACTTGGCCGGGGCGTACTTGGCCGGGGCGTACTTGGCCGGGGCGAACTTGGACGGGGCGAACTTGGCCGGGGCGAACTTGGACAGGGCGTACTTGGCCGGGGCGAACTTGGCCAGGGCGACGATCCACGAGGGCGCTTCGCTGCCAGCCGGATGGGTTCGCGGCGATTCAGGAATCATCACGAGAAAGCCATGAGCACCCAACGGACCTATCAACTCAAACACAAGGCGCTTGGTCTTTGCACTCTCTGCCCACGCAGGGCTATCAACAAGTCCCACTGCGCGAAACATCGGGACGCTGCTCTTGCTCTCGCCAGAGCAGCGTTTCGCGCAAAGAACCCGAACGCGAAGACGCGGCAGTGCCATGGGTGTCTTGGTTGGGGGCACAACATTCGGACGTGTACGAAGAAGGGGGCCGTGCGATGACGTCTCACGCAAGACACTGCCAAGACCCAGAGTGCGCTAAGCCTGCAACGGCGGAGCGATGGGTAAAAATCGGGGAGCAGGTCAAGGTCAAGGCTGGCCCCGGCGACTGGTCGCCCAAGAGAGGCGTAGTCGTAAGCACCTACGACGTTGGGTTTGTGCCTAAATGCTTCTATGCCTCGGTAAAGGACCTAGGGACCTGGGGGCCATATTACCTCAATGAGCAATTCGGCCTGTGGGACTTCGCCGACGAGCCGACGACGAAATCCACACGTGACGCAACCATTCGGCGTAACACCATCCCAGCCCCGGCGCCCGAACATGCCGATCAGTGCGATGGTACGGATTGCGACTACGATTACTGTCAGGCGCAAGGGGCGCCCAAGGTGACTGACGGGACGAAGCAGCCGTCCGTGACGTACACCGTGGCAAGCGACGGCGCCGGCAAGTGCGAGACGAGGATCGACGGCATGACCGAGCGAGAGCGGGGCGCGTGGGAGATGTATTTGGCGGACACCTCGACGAGGAGTGCCGACGAACGATGCAGAGAGACGCTGGACGAACTGGCGCGTGTATGGGATAACCATCATGCTGATCTGGTGGGGTGGGCAGAGGCGCAGCGACAGCGCGACGAAGCCAGCGCCGTGGTCGAGCGTCTGACCAAGGAGCGCGACGAGCTGGCCCGCAAGCTCGAATCAGCTAAGGACGAGGGACGAATGGAGGCGTTTACGGCTGCGTTGGACAAGTGGAATAACCAAAATTTCAATGGGCGATTCACTGCGGCGTGGCTCCGCGAGAAAGCGGCAGGCAAATGACCCTTTCAGAAGAACTCCGCGACGTGCGCGAGAACATCGACCGGGTGTGCAGGGTCGAGGGTGCTTTACGAGTAGCTAATCACGGCAGTGAACGCCGGGAGCTGATGTTCTACGAGCACGAGCGAGCAACAAATGAACTTCTCGTTCTCCGCGCCCGCGAGCGTGAGTTGATGGCCGGGATGACCGAGCAAGTATCAGTCGAGGCGGCAGCAGACGCGATAGAGGAAGCCAGCGCCGAAGGCATAGCGCAGGGGCGGCGGGAGCTGGCCGTCAAACTAAGGGGCAGGATCGAAAAGGGAGAATTCAGCGTGGCGAGCTATCTGTCGGATGCATGTGAAATTTTCGTTCGCGCCGCGAAGGATGTGTGCAGAGATGCTAGGGCCGTGGGCCGGCGAGAACTGGCACGGGAGGCTTTAGCCCGCGGTGGCGGATCTTCCACCGTTGCGCATGTCTCCATCGTTGAGTTTCTTGCAGCGGAGGCTAACAAGTGAGCCGTTCTCTTCTCCGCGAATTCATCCACGACCACGCGGCCGCGCTGCTGTTGTTCGCGCTGGTTATGGTGGCGGCGTGCCCGGTGAGGTGCGCGCCGTGATGGACGTCGCCCTTATGCTCCTCAGCTTGTGCGGTCCCGGCCATGCCGCTCTGGCGCCACTGGTGGCGCGCGAGGCTGCCAGGTACGAGCCCCACCGGCCCGCCGTCTTGGTGGCAATGGCGAGGGTAGAGTCGACTTGTGACCCCAGCGCAGAGGACGGTCGCGGTGACTACGGCCTGTTACAGATTCGTGTGGGTACACGGGCGGCTCGCGGCCACACAGCCGAAGAACTCAAACGGCCACGGCTGAACCTACATCTCGGAGCGGCACACCTTGCGGACAGGCTGCGGCTCTGCAACGGTAATCTGCTGTTTGCGCTGTACGTGTACGCGGGGCGGAAGAAGTGCAGGGATTACGGCGCGGACAAGTACGGGAGGGACTACGCACGACGTGTGCTGAGGTGGACCGAACAGGCAGAACGGGAGGACGAATCGTGAGCAAAGACGTTCCCATCATGCAGTTGCCTATGGATGAGATGAAAGTGGTCGCAGGGAAGGCTTTTCGTGAGGGGCGCCGTGTTGGCCGCCTAGAATTCGCCGAGGAAATCGCGAAGTCTCTCGATGCGCACGACTTGTATGAGGCGGCCAAGTGGGTGCGCGAGAAAGCGGTGGCACCATGATCGAGTGGGTAAAACAGCCAGACACCACGTGCCCGGCCGGGTGGATAGTGAAGGAAGAGCGCGCAATCCTCGGGAGGTTTGCACTGCGCGTGCTCACGGTGGGGCGCGAAGGGAAGGTGTGGGCTGGAAATTGTCCAGGCGTTTGCATGACAGGCGATTACGACGCCATCGCGAAGGCTAAGGCTGCTTTGCTGAAGTTGGTCCGCAAGGAGCTGCAAAAAGCGCTGGCCGAGTTGGATGAAACCCCAACGAAAGCGGCGGTGTCCGCGGAAGGGAATCCATGACCGACTACGAACGAAAACGTCGCGATGAGTGCATCAAGCTTCGCGCGTCTGAACAGAGGCTCAAGGAGATGGTGCGCGGGCTGATCCATCAGCGCGACTGTGCCTTGCGGGAACGAGATGCCGCCGTGATTCGCGAGGTCACGTGGGCGCTTGCTCACGCGCAGCTTTGCGAGGGGCTGGGAAAGAAGTCGTGAGCCTTGCCATGAACCCAGCCATCATCGCCCAACGTCTGGGTTCACACCACGGGGATGACCCGACCGGATCTCTACGGGCGCGCGTGAAGACCGGATCGCACGTTTTCAAAAGCCTGTCAATACGCTGTGCGAACCGTGTGAGACCACACCGGAAACGTCGCGCGTTAGAAGTCCATTACGTGAGCGGGCTCTTGACAGTTGTGATGGGTTGTGTAATTTATAAACAGACCCGTCTTGAAATGCTTTCGACTTCTGCGGCTCATTCTCGGCATTAGCCAGGAGACCGTGGCCAAGGAGCTGGGCATCACCACTATGGCGCTGAACAACTACGAAGCGGGCCGGCGGTTCCCGAGCCGCTACTTGTGCAAGAAAATGGACGATGGGTTGATCGAGTTGATTGACCGGCGGGCTCTCGCTGCACTCGCGGAGCGGCGCAGTGGGAAGGCGTGAGGCCGTGGCTACATTGGTCACGCGAGCCCAGCGGTCGAGAAGGAAGGGTGCGCCGGACTGCCTGCGCGACTCCAAGACACAGGCTATCGCGGATGAGGCGGCCGAGCGGGCGGTAGCGGCCCCGCCGCCGTTGCCCCCCGAAGACGAGCCGGAGGGCGCGACCCTCACACTGGAGCAGGAGCGCGCGAAGGCGAAGCGCGAGGAAATCGAGAAAGACCCTGGGGTCATGGGCCGGCCATCCGTGCGGCTGTTCCGCATGGTGATGGCGACCGAGTCGCTCAAGGACATCTTTGGCAATCCGCTAAAGGACAAGAATGGCCAAGTCTCGACGATGGTGATGGAGGACCAGGTCACCTACGCGGCAGTCGCGGCGGCCGTGAACCCGGCGCACCCGAAGCAGTTCGAGTTCGCGCAGATGATTTTTCAGTACCTACGCGACAAGCCACGCGAGTCCATCGCGTTGACGGGCGAGAACGGCGGGCCCATTCGGTCGGTGGTCGAAGCCGAGTCGCTGACCCCCGAAGAGATGGCGGCGCGATTCGTACGGGCGGCCCGCATCGCCCAGGAGATCATGGCGGCCGAGGCGGCGCCGCCGAAGGCCATCGAGGCGGTGGAAGTCGGCGCGCAGCCCGCGGTGGCCGTTGTGCCGCAGCCCGGGCAAGTCGCGATCGAGGCCATGCCGGCGCCCGTGCTGTCCAGTGTTCCGATGCCAGCGGTGCAGCACCCGGCGTTCGTCCAGACGGGCGCGATTCCGAGGAAGTAGCGTCGGCGCTTGTCCTCACGCTGGCTGCGTCTTTGGCGGTTCGGGCGGCTCGTGTGGCGTGAAGTGAAACACGGCCATCCCGCGCGGTCCCACGTGGACGACGTACAGCAGCAGGCCCGGCCACGTGACTTCGGCCCAGGGGCCGGCCGACCAGGCGGTCATGGCGGCGAGGTCGTGCGGTGGTTTTAGTTTGCCTCGCATGTCGGCACTGCCTCCCGCGCGACATACCAGCAGCGGTCACGCGCTCGCTTGAACACGCGCCAGCCTGGCCCCATGGATGCGGCTTTGCGTTCGGCCTGAGTTGCGTTGGCGTAGCTAAGAGGCCAATCGTCGCCGTCTTTGGCGAGCACCATTTGCCCACAGCGCAGGCGGTACATGGAAACGACGGTCACGCGCGCACCTCCTCGAACGTGGCGTCTTCGCATTCCGCCTGCGCCAGTAGGATTCTGGCTCCTGCCATGGCGAGGTATCGCATGGATTCATGGAGCGGATTCGCGATTTCATCGACGCGGCGATCCTGGTAGACCGCTCCGACGCGCTTCAGTAGCTTTTCGAGTACGCGAAAAATGGCCTTCAATTCGGCCGCCTGCTCCCTGGTCTGCTTTTCTGCTGCGCTTGCGTTATTCATGGTCATTTCCTTTGCAGGTTCGGTGCCAGCTACCCGACAACTTCGGCCATCGTCAGGCCCGGACAGGACCGCGTCTCATGCGTAAGCTTGTATCCCTGCTGAGTCAGCAGTGCAGCGGCTAGGCTGGCAGTCTCAGCGACAACTGCGTGCCTACTTCGTCGGCCGGAATCCCTTGCATTCGCGCTGCACTCCCTCGATCATGTCGTCCACAATGTGCGGCGCCTCTGCGGTGTGCTGCCCGAGCGTGAGCCCGCAGCGCGCGCAAACGCGGTCCCACTGCCCGTCATAGCTATAGCGGCCCGAGCTGCGTTCCCTGGTTTGCGTCTGCCGTCCCGTCGTCGAAGTTGCCATGACTATAGCTAAAGCAACGCGCGTGCCAGGCGGACGACCACGCGGCCAAAGGTCATGACGCAGGCCAGTCTCAGGAATCTGAGGCGGTTTCTGGCTACACCGCGCAATGAAATCGAGAAAGGCTAACACTTGCGCGCAGTTAGCAGTCTCAGAAATCTGAGGATGAGCAACGCGCTAACCTCAGAAATCTGAGAGTGGACGGTGCGGCAATTGGCGCCAGTCCACGGCCAAGCGGCGCGCATGGCCTGGCATGGCGCCTGCAATAGGTCCAGGTATGTCAAATCAAATCGCCCAGACCATTGCAGACCAGATCGGACGCCGCGCCATGGTGATGATCGGCGCCAAGGACCTGCTTGCCGGTGACAACTACCTCAGCATGCACGTCGGACGCGGCCCGCGCGGCGCTACGCACGTGCGCGTGGTTCTGGAGCCCGACGACACGTACACGGTTGAAAGCATCGCCTGCCGGCACGTGCGGCACAACGGTATCCCCGAGCTAACCCGCAAGGTCATCGCCAGCACCTCGGACATCTACGCCGAGCAACTGTGCCAGGCGATTGAAACCGTGACCGGACTCTACACCAGCCTGTAGGCACGCAACCTGCAAGGACTTAGGATCATGACCACCACATTCAACCCCGGACAGACCTACAGCGCCAGCATGATCTGTGACCACAATTGCATTGTGTCAATTACGGTTGCGAAACGCACTGCGAAATTTCTGACCACGACCGACGGCAAGCGCCTCGGCATTTCGGTCTATGACGACGCTGAGCAGATCTACCCTGACGGACACTACAGCATGTGTACGGTCATCAGCGCTACCGCGCCGGCGGTTATCCTGACTGACTGGCAGCGTGCCGCTCAGCGCAAGACCGAAGTCGAGGCAGCCAAGGCAAGCGCGCCAGTGGTCACGCCGTCAATCACGCCAGCGCTTCGCCTTGCGGTTGAGGCTGGCTTTGTGAGCCGGTGCTCAATCGTCCCTGTCAAGTGCTCGTGTGGTCACACCATGCTGCGCCTTATGCGCGATACCACGCGGACCACGTCAAGCTGTCCCTGCGAAGTGTGCCGCGGCGACCTGACCCAAGCCGACGCCGACGCGCATAACCTGGAGGTGCTGAGGCACGGCTGACCCCTGCCACGCCGGCAGAGTGAGACGGATTAGGCACAAGACGTGCGATGGAATAGGAAGCAAATGGAAACAACAATCCGACAGTTTGGCCGACCGTGGATGGCTGTAACCATGAAGTGCCTAAGCGTGCGGCAGCCGTGGGCCTGGGCCATCATCCACGCGGGCAAGGATGTGGAAAATCGCACATGGGCGACTAGCTATCGCGGGTTGCTGGCGATTCACGCCGGCAAGGGCTGCACGCGCGCCGAATATGACGCCGCCGCCGTCGAGATAGAGCGGATCACTGGCAGGCGTCCGCCGCCGCTGTCCGAGTTGCCGCGCGGTTGTGTGGTCGGCATGGTGGAGATGAACGACTGCGTAACCAGCGGAGAGACCGAAAACGACTGGGCACAGGACGGCTACTGCTGGTGGATGCTCACCAATGCGCGGGCGTGCAACCCCGCAGTCACGCGTGGTCATCTAGGGCTGTTTGAGGTAACCACGGAGCTTCTCTTCCCCAACGTAGCGGTCATCGCGGGCGCAGCCGAGACTTTCGGCTAGCCGCTCGCGCGCCTCGCGACTTTCGCAGATTACAACCAAGTAGCGTTCCGTATCTTCGGCGGTCGCGTCGGCATGGCCCTTGGCGCGCATCTGTTGGCGAGCCTCTTTCGCCTTCGCTTCCGCGACGGCTCGTTCTTCAGGCGTTGGCTCTGGCTTCTTTCGAGTGGCGGCGATGTCTTGCAACTCCCCGATGGCGTTTTGCATTTCGGGAGCCTGCGATTCCAGGGAAAAGAGTCCTGTCCCGTCGAACATGATCTCCAGTTCCGTCACGTCGAAGCCTGTCTGATCTAGGTTAAGTTCTGGCAGCATGGGGGCCAACAAGGCGAGATCCCACTCTCCCATGGCTGCGGCGTTGTTCAGAAAGAGCCCCTGCTCTTTCTCTTGCTTCTCGGTTAGGTTGACCACCGAAACATCTAGCATGTAGTCCGTCGATCCCTCCAGTGCGTCGAGGCACGCAAGGCGTTGGTGGCCACCGACAAGGTGGCCCGTCTTCTGGTTGAAGATGACCGGCTCAAGCATCCCAACGCGCTTGAGGTTGGCCTGGAGCTTTTTCTTTGCGTGAGGGGAAATCTTGCGCGGGTTGACCGGAAGGCCCACGATGGAATCGCGCGAGACTCTCTCAACCTTGAACTTCTGAAACTTGGTCAGGTCGCTCATGGATCATGGCCTCCGCAAAGGGGAACGAGCGAAGAAGGGTTTGCCAGTCCTCGGAGTGGTTGCATTTCAGCCAACGCAGACACGGGGTGATGAGGGCGAATCCTCCCATGCGTGAGTTCTCGTCGCCAAAGCGGATTGGCGTAGGAATCTTGCGTGCCCGCATGTAGCCGAACACATCGGCATCGACCCAGTCCCAGATGGGCGCCACTTTTCCCCCCTCGGCTCCGCGGTCATGGATGCCGTCGACCTTGCGATGATGCAGCCGCCTCGTCATGGAGTCGGTTGCACGTTCGCCGTAGGCGAACCAGGAGATGCCCGTCTTCTTGGTCAGGTAGTGCTCCACGTCCCGCAGCTTCAGCTCGGGTAACTTCTCGGCCGCATCTACATGTGGCCGGAGCACGGCATACTTGGCGATGCGAGCGAGATCCCAGTGCGGGACGAAGTGCAGCGGAACATTCGCGCGTTTGGCCGCTTGCTCGACTTGGTCCTCTACGCAGCGGAGACCCCGACACAAATACATGAAGTAGGCTTCGACATGAGAGAAGGCACGGCAGCAAATATCCAACGTGACCAGGCTGTCCTTGCCGCCCGATAGCCCAACAAGAAGCGAGCCGCCCGACATCTGAGATGCACGGGCGGCTCGCTCTGAAGCTGTCGCCAGCTTCGATGGCATTGCTAGACGCGGCCCGAACCGCCGCCGCCTTTGCCCTTCTTGCCCTTCGCTGCTTTCTTTGCCATGGTGTTCTCCTACTTACTGCCCCTGTAGACCGGGGCCGTCACGTGACGCGAAGTATGTTACCATAGTCGTGGCACGAGATGCTAGCTTCCGCCGAACTCCACGACCTCGAAGGCGCCTACCGCACCGCTGATGAGACGCTGGTGCGGCTGGCCCGCCGGTCGATGAAGGCGTTTTTCAGCTACGTGATGCGGGACGAGGAGACCGGCGCACCCGTCGAGTTCGCGCCGATACATGAAGACTGGCACCGGCTGGCCGACCAGTACGACCGGCTGATGCTGTGGAGCTTCATGGAGTCAGGCAAAACCTTCAGCCTTAGCGTCGCCCGCACGCTCTGGGAGTTGGGGCGCGACCCGACGTTGCGCTTCGCCATCGTCAGCAACACCAGCGGCATGGCGGTCAAGATCGCGAATCAGATCGGAAAGTACATCACGCAGTCGGCGGAACTGCACCGGGTGTTTCCACACCTGGAGCCTGACCCCAGCATGCCGTGGAACAGCGAGCAGCTCACGGTCAAGCGGCCGACGTTGTCCAAGGACCCGTCGGTCAACACTCTCGGAATCGGCAGTAACACACAGGGCGCCCGCATCGATCGGGCCATCCTGGACGACGTGCTGAACCGCGAAAACACGCGCACCCAGTACATGCGGGACGAGTCGCAGGACTGGTACCTGAAGACCATCCCGGGCCGCATGACGGAACGTGGCCGCATCCTCGGAGTCGGCAACGCTTGGAACCCGGACGACCTCTACCACCGGCTGGTGAAAAACCCGCGCTGGAAGGGCTACAAGTTCCCCATCCTGAAGCCCGACGGCAGCAGCGCGTGGCCCGAAGTCTGGCCGCTCGACCGCATCGAACGGCGCCGCCAGGAGTTGGGCCCGCTCGAATCCATGAGCCAATTGATGTGCCAGCCCATCGACGACGCCATGGCGCGGTTCAAGCGGGAGTGGATCGAGGCTTGCCTGCGGCGTGGCGAGGGCAAGTCGCCCGTCTACGCCCTGCGAGGCATGCCGACGGGCCTGCGGGTCTTCTGCGGCGTCGACTTGGCGGTGGGGCTGAAGAAGAGCCACGATCTGACGGCGTTCTTCGTCCTGGCTGTTCACCCGAATGGCGACCGCGAGGTACTGTGGGTCGAAGGTGCGCGCCTCCTCGCGACCGACATCATGGGCAAGGTGCGGGAGTTGCGGGATCGCTTTCACCCCATCTTCGTGATCGAGAACGTGGCGGCGCAGGACTACCTAGTGCAGCTCCTCCAGGGAAGCACGTCGATTCCGATCATTCCCTTCGCTACGGGCAAGAACAAAGCTGACCCGACATTCGGGCTCGAAGCGATGAGCGCCGAGTTCGCAGCCGGCAAGTGGATAATCCCGAACCATGGCGGCGTCTGTGAGCCCGAGATCCAGGCATGGGTCGACGAAATGCTCAGCTACAGCCCGTCGGCACACTCGGGCGACAGGTTGATGAGTTCGTGGTTCGCCAAGGAAGGCGAGCGCCTCGGGGCCGTCGCGCCCGCTCCGCCCACCGGGATCATGCCGCTCCGTTTGAATCGCTGGTGACCTGAGAAAGTGTTAAGGTGTAGCCCATGGCAAGTGCAATCCACAGGGATCCGGCAGCAGGAGAACGACTCGTGAACGCAGTGGCCCAGCAAGACCTTGTCGCCGAGCAGATGCGGCGGGTGGGCCTGTCGCAGCGGCAAGTCGAGCTGAACCAGTTGTATTCCTATGCCCGCGCGCAGCAGCACGACACGTGCGCGCTTGACTGGGACGGCAGCCCGCATCCCACGGCCATCGACCGGCAGGCCATCGTCTCGTCGAACTTCCTGCCGCAGGGATGGAAGGACCCAGGCGGGAATCTGGACCCCCTGCCCCTGCGGTATCGCCGGCCGTCGGTGCCCTGCCACCTTGGCAAGGTGATCCCGGCGCGCTTCACGGCGCTCCTCTTCGGGGAAGGCACGCACCCGCAATGGAAAGTGCCTGGCCTCCCCAACACCGAGGCATGGATCGAGGCCGTGAGCCACTCCTATGACCTCTGGTCGAAGATGACGCTGGTGCGAGACATGGGCGGCGGCATGGGAACGGCCATCATCGGTTTCAAGATCATCGACGGCGAAGTGGTGTTTGAGGAGTTCGATGCCCGCTGGGCGTTCCCGACGTTCGACCCGCGGCGGCCCGGCCTGCTCTCGATGCTGGAGATTCGGTACATGTTCCCGCAGGAAACCATGGACCCGCAGACCGGGAAGTGGCGCGAGGACAAGTTCTGGTATCGCAGGATCATCGACACGAAGAGCGACTGTCTTTGGAAGCCGCAGCTCGTCGGCGACGGCACGCAGGAGCCGAATTGGAAGGACCCCGCGACGGCCGCCTCAATAGTCGACCACGAGTTTGGCTTCGTGCCGGTCTGGTGGATCCAGAATATCGAAGTCACCGGGGACATTGACGGCGATCCGGACTGCCACGGCTGCTACGACTATTTCGACCGCATTGGTGAGCTGGACTCGCAGTCCCACAAGGGCGCGGTCAGGAACGCAGACCCAACCGCCACGATTGCCAGCGACGGGAACTACTCGACGGTCCAGATGGGCAGCGACCAGGTGCTCAAGATGGAGAAAGGTGCGACCGCCGGCTACCTCGAAAGCCAGGGGACCGCCGTGAAGGCCGCGTCCGACGAATCCGACCGCTTGCGCTCGAAGGCGCTGGAAATCGCGGAGTGCGTGATGCCCGACCAGGAAGACCGCGAGGGCGGACCCGTCACCGCGACCGAGATGCACAAGAAGACCGCCGCCATGTACGCGAAGGCGGCCCGCATGCGCCAGCAGTACGGCAGCAAGGGACTCGTCCCGATGATGACCGCGCTGGTGAAGGTGGCGCAGAAACTCAGTACCGCCACCGTTGTCGGCGATGCCATCGTTAGGCGCCCCATCAAGCTGCCGCCCAAGATGGACGAGCAGCAAATGGGCGCGTACCAGCTCGACCCCAGCGACAACGCGCAGCTCAAGTTGGAATGGCCGCCGTTCGCCGAGCCCACGCCAGGCGACACGCTGTCGACCGCGCAGGCGACTGTCTTGCTTGTGGGGAGTGGCATCGTCACGAAGAAGACCGCTACGCGAAAGGTGGCCTCGCACTACAACATTGAGGACATTGACGCTGAAGTCGCGCAGGCCGCGAAGGAAAAGCCCGTGATGCCGGACTTGGGTGCGCAGTCGCTGAGCGAGTTGAACCAAGGGAGGTAAGCAGGATGAAACGGAAGCCAATTATCCGACCGACGAGATACGCACGCCCATGCGATGACTCCGTACCAGGTTGGTGCGTGGCTGAAGTGGAGATCGGACCGAAGGGCGTCAAGTGGGTCGGCACGCTCTTTGAGCCGGTGCTGACGGTTCGTGGGATGAAGTTGATTGGACGTCCCCGGTGGATCAAGCACGGGATGACGAGAAACCAGGCGACCAAAGAGGCGAGACTCTGGAACGAATTGGAGAGAGCCAAGCCTAAGAGGAAGTAGCGAGTGGACCGGCCCGACATCATCCCATGCTGGCAGCATCGGTTAGCTGATCTTCGCCGAACCGTGCGCGATTGCCAGCATGGTGGGCAGAAGCTACGCAACGATGAGGGGCAACTCTTCTGTGCGGATTGCGGACGCCACTTGAACGACGATGGGGGCGAGGTTTGAAGATCGCGATCGACTGGGATGGCACGGTGGTCAGCCGAGACCGATCGTATGCCGATGTCACGACGCCCATGGAGTTCGTGCCTGGGGCCAAGGAAGGGCTGCTGGCGCTGAAAGCCGCTGGCCATTTGCTTCTGCTTTGGAGCGGCCGCGCGAGCCGCGCTTTGCTGGTAGACCCCGAGCTTGACCCCTTCGTGCGCGCCGGCGTCGTCGAGGTGGACCGCCGACATTGGCAAGAGTCGCGCTGGCTTCATCAGGCGCGTTATGACCAGATGATCGAGTTCGTCGAGCGTGAATTGCCCGGCGTGTTCGATGCCATCGACGACGGCCTGGCGGGTAAACCCAGCGTGGATCTCTTCATTGACGACAAGTGCATGGCGATGCGCGGCCCTGCCACGTGGGCGCGGATTGCTCGCCAGTACGGCGAAGAGCAGCCCCTGTTCGACGAGCCCGCGGCGACTGGCCTGCTGGCCCGCCCGGTCGCGAGCCTGAACTTAGTGCCTGCCGGGCCCCTGAAGGACATTCTCGACAGCGTGCGGGGCGAACTGAAGGCCGCCGGCATCGTGCACTTCGAGCCGCACTTCGCCTTGGGGGATTCGGGCTTCTGGTGTGCCGACCGCGCCCTGACGGTCAATATCCCATGGTTTCTCGCCACCGAGGAGCTGCACCAGCTCGCCCAGGCCCGCTACCCGATGCAGTGGAGCGACGTGCTCCGGGGCGTCCGGCACGAAGTCGGGCACGCCTTGAACTACGCCTTTGAGCTGTGGAAGCGCGAGGATTGGCGGCGTACCTTCGGCGACTTCACGGCGCCCTACCCGGATCGGCCCTGGCCTGTGGCGCCCGACAGCCCGGACTTCGTTGAGTACGTGCGGGACAGCGGGCCAGGGTACAGCCAGCGGCACCCCGATGAAGACTGGGCCGAGTCTTTCGCCTGCTGGCTGGACCAGGCGTCAGATTGGCGGCGACGCTACATGGCGGGTGCTCGTCGTAAGCTGGAATACGTGGTCATCATCGCCCGGGACGTGCTCTGCGGCTGGCCTAGCAACTACAACCTGGGGACGCCGCGGGCTTGGCGGGAAGCTTTCAGGGGGCAGACCGTCGCGCAGGCCCTGGCGATACCAACCGCAGAAAACGGGCCTTGACACCGCCGTAACAGTCCGCTACTGTCACGATATGGCACCAGAAGCGCGTAACCCAGGCCACGTCGTTCGGCTGAGTGACGCAGCATACGAACAACTCCTCGCACTGCAGGAAGTTGTCGCGTCGCGGGGCTGGCAGGTGGTCGGCGTGAAGAGTGCCGAGCCGGCGACCCTGGCCGCCGTGCTTGGCATGGCTATCGCACAGGTGAGCGACATGGTGGCCGAGCTGACGGCAGAGAAGAAGGGAGAGGGCTGAACGATGCCGATCATGCACACCAATATCTCGGGGGACTTCTGGAACTGCGACTGCAAGAATTACCCGAACCCCATCGAGTTTTCCTTCTGCCCACTCTGCGGCAAGAAGCGGCCCGAACCACTGCCCGCAATCGGCGATAAGGTCTGGGTCAAGGCGCAGGTCAAGGAAGTTGTCGAGCCGATTCCTGGTGGTGTGCTCACTCAGCCAGGTTTCCGTCTCTTCGATCACGCGGGCCTGTTCGTGCCAGCGGACTACGGCGAGACGTGGATGCGGGTGGATTCCGGTGGAGAAGCGCCGGCGGGGCACATACCGCTGCTCAAGGGGGCCCGCGCGGGCCCCCTTGAGCAGCTGCCACTCATCGAGCAGTATCCCGGACTCCGGGAAATCTTAGAGGCCAACGTCGCTGGGTTGCTGGGCGACGACGATGGGCCGACGATGCGAGACAGGCTGGCTAAGAACATCATCGACCTCATCTTCGGGGGCTAACCATGGGACGTGAAGCGAAAGCAAAGGCTGAACGCGGCTACCTGAAGAAGCTCTTCGACGGCCAGACCACCGCCCAGGACGTGTGGCGCCAGGCTGTGATCAGGCGGCACACTTGCAACAAGTGCCAGGCTCAGGCGACGATGGAGGCCCACGTGTTCTGGCCGGTGGAGGACTTCGAGCGCGACCAGCCGTTCCTGGCGGTCAAGATCGCGAGCGATCACCACGGCGGGATCCCGTTCGTATCGTTCAAATCGTCCGGTGGTGGACGGCGCGACTTCGTCCACATGCCGACCCTGTACGCCTGCGACGGGTGCTCGGCCGAGCTCGAGAAGATGCTGGCGCACGCCCCAAGTTACGTGGTGGTGGAATTCCGCCGCGGGCCCGGGCCGGAGAAACCGCAGGTGCAGGTGTCGTGAAAAATCTCGCTTGTCTTGCTGCCCTGCTGGCATCTTGCGCGACCGGCATCGAGCCACCGCCCGACGCGGGGGCAACTGGCGGGGCATCTATCGGGGCGACGTTCCCAGCCGCCACAGGCGGGGCGCGCGCATCTTCCACCGCTGAGGGGGCAGGGGGAACGGCGGCGGCCGGCGGTGTGATGACTACGGGAGGCGCGGCCGCAACGGGCGGGACAACGACGAGCCCACCACGCGATGCCGGTGTGGCACGGGACTCCCTGGCGAAGATCGACTTGCCCCCCGACGCCTGCACGGTCGACATGTACGGCAAGGTCACGGCGTGCGCAGTGTTTCTCGGCCAGACGCCACCGCTGGTGTTTTGCCCGTGGAATATGAATTGCCAAGTGGCGTCGTGCGCGGAAAACTCATCGGGGCTAACGACGCCCGGAGTTCTGTGCTCGGCGGGTGGGCCGAGCTGCGCATGCACGAGGTGAAGCGATGATCATCGAAGCCATTATTCTCGGGTACGCCATCTATCGAAGCCGCAATCCAGTCTGTTGGCGGATTGTTTGGAGTGGTGACTGTGTCTCATGTTCGGACACGTTCCGCCCGGTGGATCCTGACCGACTACTGAGACTTGCGGGGCTGGGTCTGCCATGCCGACTACCTTGGCCGATTTGACCCCACTTGGTGTACAATAGCCACCATGTCTCTCGCCTCCGTCCAGTTCGCCAAGACCCAGCAGAAGCCACAGCAGCCCCAGCCCGACAAGCCCAAGCTGAACGCACAGGAACGCCTGGCCCTCAAGAAGATGCGCCGAGAAGCCAAGGCGGCGGGGGCCACGCTGCAGAACAACGGTGAGGGAGGACTCGCACCGTCACTTGTGCTTGGGATCATGCGCCGGGACCATTTTCGTTGCGTGAACGAGGACTGTCCCACTCCCAAGAAGAATTTGTCCCTTGACCACATCAGTGGCCACCCGCAGGAGATTGCGGCGGATCCGGAAGCCCGTCACAGGAAAGACCTGAAGCGTGGAATCAAACTCGGGCACGTGGCCAAGATGGAAGCCCTGAGAACTATTTGCGCACAATGCCATGATCGTTGCCACGACCGCGAGCGTGAGATAGACGCCGGCGAGAAACCGCAACCCATGCGAGGCAAAGAGTAAAATCCCGCCATGACGATCACCGTCGGTCCTCACGACACCACATTCATGCCGAGGATTTGCGCGAAGTGCGGATCCTCCTACGAGGGAACGAGGATGCTTTGCGATGGCTGTCGCGTCGGCAAGTGCCCGACGTGTGGTGGCCCACTGGTGCAGACGAGGGGCGTGGGGCACGTCTACAAGTACTGCTCCTATGAGTGTCGGGACAAGGGGCGCAAGGGCATCTCACTCAAGGGCAAGGTGACGGTCGCTTGCGAGGTATGCCAGAAGGCATTCGAGGTGTTCCCCTCACGAGTCGGAGTCGTGAAGTATTGCTCGAAGGAATGCGGAAATGTTGGAGCGGCGAGACACCTATCTGCAGTGGGATCGAAACTGCGAGCCGATCCGGCCTATCGAGCGGCGCAGTCGGCGCGCACGCGGGAGTCTTGGAAAGATCCGTCCAAGCGCGCGACGCACGAGGCAGCGGTGCGCACCGTGGAGTACCGCAAGGTCAGATCTGAGATCGCATCACGACCGGCTTCGATGGAACGGATGCGCGTGTTGGGCAAGACATGCAACACGCACGAAGCCATGCTGCGTAGAAAGGCCCCCGATTGGCCCAAGTGGACCGCTTACGTCGATACGAAGGGCGTCGAGCACAGATTTCGTTCTTCGTGGGAAGCCGACTGGGCCAAGTGGTTTGATTGCCTGGGGCTCGAATGGAAGTACGAACCCAAGCGGTTCGATCTCGGCCCACAACACCTAGGCGTCTACACGCCAGACTTTCACGTACAGACCATGTTCGGCGCTTGCTATGTCGAGGCGCACCGAATAGAGAAAGTGCGACCGGGTGATGAGAAGAAGGTAGCCAAGCTCAGACGGATCGCTGCTGAGGGCATTCTCGATCTGCCGCTCGTACTCATGGGCGAATCCCAGATCAAGAGTATGCGCAAGGCAATGCGAGAAAGGCTGGCCGCGTGAAGGTCAAGATTTTCGTCACCTTCGACAAGCTCGGGGGCAGCGCCGAGGTAGAGTTTTGGACAAAGGACGGTACACTTCGCCGGGCTAACGGGGCGTGGTTCTTGAATGTCCCGGTGGCTGACCTTCCGATCGGCATTCGGGCCATCAAGAGTGCGCGCGTAGTAGTAGACGGCGAGAAGATGGGCACCTGCGACGACATCGAGGTGCTGTTCGACGACGGCGGATCGCCCTATATGGTGGAGTGCCGTGGCCGAGTCGCTATATGAGCAGGTGGTGAGCGCCCATCGGCGCACACTAGACAGACTGATCGAAAAAGGCTCAGTCGAGCGCTTGCGCAACGTCTACGAGAAAGCGTCCGCCGAGGTCCTGGCGAAGCTCGAACGGTTGGGCCGCGGGTCTACCAGCTTCACGGCGCATCACCTCCGCATGGCGCTCGCGCAGTTGAAGGCCGGCCAGCTCTACATTGACGATGCGATGATCGGCGAGCTGAATGCTGCCACACGCGAGGCCCAGGTCGAAAGCCTGCACATGTTGGTACGCGACTACAAGCGCCTTGGAAAGCACTTCACCGGCCACGCGCCAGTCTTGCCCATCGAGGAGGCGGCGCGGTTCGCCGGGGTCATCGACAAGAGCCGCAGCTCGCTCCTGCGCCAGCACGCGACGAGCATCAAGCGCTACGGCGCGGCCGTCATCGACCAGACCCAGGAGGCGATGGGCGTGTCGCTGGCAAGCGGAGAAACGCTTGACGGCACTATCGGGCGTGTCCACAAGGTCATCGGCGGGCAGTTCTTCGCGGCGGAACGGATCGCGCGAACGGAAACCTGCTATGGCGCGAACGTCGCCCATTCCGACGGCATCAAGGAAATCGCCAAGGAAGACCCCGCGATCCTGCAGCAGTGGTGCGAATTTTGCGCGCCAGACGGGCATCCGCTCGACGATCGCGTGGCAGTGGACAGCATCGCAATGCACGGCCAGGTGACGGACCCTGGCGGCGAATTCACGATGCCAGCGACCGCGCCCTTTCCGGACGCCAAAGGCCGCACGAAGGTTGACGAGTCCCTGGTGGGCAAGTCGTGGGCCGTGCCGCCGTGCCGGCCGAATGGGCGCGAGACAGTACTGCCCTGGCGCAAGGACTGGGGCTCGCCCGGCTGGCGCTACAAGGGCGGCCGACGTGTTCCCGCCTAGCCCCGCAGGTGGTAATAGATCCCGTTCTCAGGCGTCTCGCCGGGCGGGAAGTCTTGCCGAATCGTCACTGCTCCCGCCTTCGTCGCCGAGAACATCGAGTAGTCCCGGAACGCCCGCCCCAGCATCTTGCGGGTGAGCGCCGGCTCCGCGTCCAGGAAGCCCTTGCCCGAATTGAGGTGTAGCAGGGATGTGAAGTAATCCTCGTAGGCAGCGCCGACGCGCTCGAAGCTGTTGTTCTTCTCGACCCACTGGCGGCAGACAAACGGATCGATCGGTGGCACGCCGTCCGTCTGTCCCAACAGGTTTCGCGCCGCCCAAACCGACTCCTCAAACGTACTGACCCGCCAGCCGGTGTAGCCGTGAGCCACGGTGTCGGTGTAGCCACCAAAGTCTGTCGAGATGACGGGGCAGCCAGACGCCGCGGCCTCAAGCGCGACCGCGCCAAGCGGTTCGACGTAGCGGCTTAGGCTGAACAGGCCCTTCGCTTTCTGCATGAGTTCGCGGCGGACCTTCGCCGACGTCATGCCGATGTACCTCGCGCCCGCTGGCCACTCAGCGACGAAGCTGCTGGCGTCACCGCGTCCTGTGAGGAAGATGGGGGTCTTGAGTTCGCGAGCAACTTGGATCGCCCAGCGGACGCCCTTGGGCTCCAGCATGCGGGTCTGAACCAGAAAGTAGTTCAGCTTCTCGGCCGTCGGCAGCGCTGGGCCGAACAGGTCGAAGTTGAGCGGTAGCGGTATCACTTGGTGCCACCACTTGTCTCCTCCGAAGTTCTTGTCAAACCCTTCGTGGAAATGCCGCCAAGCGTGCGATAGGTACACCCGGAAAGGCGCATACGCGTACGGCGAACCGATGCCGCATTCGACGACGATTTGAGGCACGTCCTTGGTACAGCCCTGGTGGCCCCACAGGCAAGACACGATGGACGAGTATGGCGCGCCACCGCGTTCGAGCAGAATTTTGCGGACGTTTGCTTCGTACAGGTCCCACTGCTGGGAGTAGGCGTGCTCGCGGCACAGGATGAAGGGCGCTTCGGGTTTCTTCCAGCCATAGAGGATCCGCCACCAGTCCTCCGTCATGGCGTCGACGTGTTCGACGCCTTCGGGCGGCCGGCTGCCGGGCATACCGATGTGGATAACCTCATGGGACGGCTTGCCGTCGGCGTCGCGGCGGTCGGCCATCATCTTGGCGAAGTACCAAACCTGCTCAGTGAATGGACACAGGTTGACCAGGTCCTCGTCGCGTGGGTCCGTGGTCTGAGTATGTGGGAAACCCACACAGATGATCCTCAAGATTGCACCTCCAATTCCACGTGTTTCCACGTCTTGCGAGCGAGGATGTCGTAGATATTTCTAACACACACGCCGAAGTCGGCGGCAAGTTGAGGCACGGTCCATCCTTGGGCGCGAAGCTGAAAGACGGAGCGCACCTTCTCATCAGTCAGTTTGGATCTACTGTGCCCTTCTCCACGTGGGCGAGATTCCGGATGCAAGCGTGAGCCGCTGTGTTCACCACGCGCCATTCGCTCTGGGTGCAAGTGGGACCAATGCGCATCGCCGCGCGCTACACGTTCCGGGTGCCTATGTGACCAGTGCTCGTCGCCATAAGAATGTGGCGGATCACTTTGTCTGCCCTTCGCCATCATGTCCCTGGTATTGTCCTTCATCGTTCCGAGAAACAAGTGCTCATCGGCAACACAGGGCGGATTGTCGCACTTATGGGGGACGTGCAGGCCATCGGGGATTGGGCCGTGAGCCAACTCCCATGCTACGCGGTGGGCACTTTCCCCACTGCCAGCGCGTCCCAGACGGCTGCTGAGCCTACCGTACCCATGATAATCCAGCGCGGCCTGCCATTCTAGGCAAGGCGTTGTCATGCCCGGTCTGATGAAATCGGCAAGCTTGGCCTTCGCGAGGAATCGCTGCTTAAGTCGGTCGAGTACGAAGATGCGCATGGTTAGCTCCATTCAATGGCTGCCGTCGTAGCCCGGCGGACGCCCCTGCCATGGCGGTGCGGGCGGGAACATTGGCTCTGGTAGCTTCTCGCCCGGCTCCATCATCCGCACCTCGACCACGTTGTAGTCCAGTTCGACCGCTCGCTGCTGCGCGCGCGCCGGGTCCTCCCATGCCGAGTCGAGGTGCAGAACGTTGCGGACGATGAAGATGGTTTTCATGGTCTGCACACAATGTCGTAGCCGTCTCTCCCGTCGCTCGGGTTGAACGGCTGTCCCGTGCGGATGTCCTTGCATTCCGCCGAGTAGCCAAGCCAGCGCAGCTCCGTCTCCAAGTCGCGGATCGTGAAGCCTGAGAGACCTAGTCCCCAGGAATTGACTTCGACGACCATGATGGGCCGGCAGCGCAGAATTGTCCCACGCGCGCCTCGCAGGGCCAACACCTCGTGGCCTTCGATGTCCCACTTGATGAGCGCTGGCGACAGACCGAAGCTGTCGAGTGTCACCACCTCGACCGGCACGTCACCGTCTGCGTCGATGTGGCTGGCCCCGGCGTTTTCCTCACGCTTGATCTTGAGCGAAGCCACGCGATCTGACAGGCCGCAGTTGTGGAGCACGACGTTCGGCAGGTCCGCACAGTTCTGCCGGAGGCACTCGAAGGGCTCAACTTGCGGCTCGAAGGCATGCACGGTGCCGGCCTTCGTCGCATAGGACGAGGCGTGGTCTCCAAGGCTGGCGCCTGCGTCGATGACGGTCGATCCTTCCGGTATCAGGTCGAGCACCAGCGGAATCAGTTTGATCGGTGGGCACGACAGATCTGCGCCGAGACAGTGGTGCTGTTCGATCCATCGCGACAGGTGCGTGTCGTCCTTCAGAACTGCGATCGAGCGTTCGCCCGGAAGACCGGGGATGATGCCGGGCGTGTGGATAATCATACTCTGCCCCTCGGATTGGCCAAAGAGATCAAGGTGTCTTCCCCTGTTGGTCTCTCGCCGCGATCTGATGGGCAAGTAGCAGCGCGGTCCCTCGGTGGATTCGCAATCCGCCCGCTGCGCGTTCGAGGGCCGGCCTGCTCAGACCCAAGTGCCGCGCGGCTTGGCATGTGCCCTGTGCTTCGATGAGGGCCTTCAGGCGGGTCTGATGCTCTGGGCTCATCTCGGTGTCGTTCTTTTGCTTCATGGTGCTTGCACCATCATAGCAACGAAGTTGGGCCAAAAGTCAAGCTTACATTTTCGTGAGGCACGAATTGTGTTACCTCGGAAGTACACGACCATGACCAGCCAAGTTGACCCGAAGAAGCTCAAGTCGCTGCTGAACAAGTCACAGACCGAACTCGATCCGCCAGAGGACGAGGGTGGAGGTGGGGATCCCGCCGACACTGGAGCGGCCTCGGACGACGGCTCCGACGACGACGAGGAAGAGGGCGGCGAAGAGGAAGAGCAGACGGTCGAGTCGCTGACGGCGTCGCTGAAGGAAGCCGTTCCAACGATCAACGAGATCATCGACGAGTTCCGCACGGGCAGCGACGCGCAGCCGAAGGCCGGCGTCGAACAACTCGAAGAAGAACTCGATGCCGAGGCGGTGCACGGGTTCTGTGGCTGGACCGAGGAAGCGGGCAAGAAGGACTTTCGCAAGCTGGGCGAAGCGCTCGACGTGGAAGACGTCGATGGCTTCGTCGGCTGGTGCCGGGCCGTCCGCAAGATGGAGGAGGAAGACGGCGAGGGCGGGGAGAGCGGCGGCGAGGAAGGGGCGACCGAAGAAGAGCCCGAAGGTGGCGAGCCCGAAGGCGAAGAGGAACCCGAGGCCGAGTGATGCCGGGCAACCTCAAAAACGCCTTGCGCGCAGAGCCCGCTGGCGGGACCGTCAATGTGGATCTGACGAGAACGACGCCCAAGGCTGACCCGCGGTTTATGCCCGAGCAGGCGCCCCCGGAATCTGATTCCGCGATGGACGCTCCGGGCCTGACCGTCACTGGGAAGTCACCCAATGCTCGCATCGCACTACCGGCAAGCCAGAAGCTGCCCAATTTGCCACCGGCCAGGAACCCGAATTTGTTCGAGGCAACCCCGAGGAAGCGAACATGAGCGAAGCTCTTTCACCAGGTCGACGGCGCGCGCTTGAGCTTGGCCGCAAGTTCGGGACGATTCGCGAAGACAAGCCTCGCACCGCCCCTGACGGTCTGACCGGCGGGCGGGGAGCCTCCGAGATGGCGAAGGCTGAGAAACCACTACTCGAAGGCGCGAGCGTGAAGCCCGCCGTCGAAAAACCGCTCCCGTTTCGACGGGGGTAAGGAGAACCAGATGAGCGACGAGAGCACCCCTGTCAAAGAGTACGACGCAAAGCACGGTTCCTACAAGCCCAGCGGACTGGAAGTCAACACGGCTTCTTCGGTGCTTCCGGCGAAAGATAAGCCGCTGCCGTTCAAGTCGACGGTTGGCAACACGAACGCCGACAAGTGATCGGCGGCATCAGTCACTGATTTGAGGAGAGACATTCCATGGCCATCAACGACACCACGACCCACTCCAGCACAGTTCGCGACGCCTACAACACCGGCATTCTGGGCAAAGAGTCCGACGCCAGCCAGAAGGCGCCTCTGGGCGACATCCTCTCGGTGTTGCTCGACGTCGCCAACACGGCCGTCTCGGTTTCGGCCGTCACCGTCGGAACCGCCGTCACCCCTACGCTCACGCCGACGGCAACGTCCGGGGCGACTGGGATCATCCCCACGGCAACTGCCGTAGTTACGGTCTCCGCTTCGTCGGTTTCAGTTGCGACGGCGGTTTCGACGGCCGCCGTTGCCTACGCATCGCCCGATCAGACGATTCTGGCGAACCTGGCAAACGCCAACTACGTCTCGGTGAACCAGTGCGTGACCGACATCAAGGCTCTGATCACCAAGGTCAACGCCGCAGTGGTGGACATCAGCGCGACCGATGCCAAGCTGAGTGCGGTTCTGGTGGACCTCAGCGCCGCCAAGGTCGACAACACCGCACTGGCTGCGCAGGTCAATGCCGCGCTCGTCGACATCAAGTCGCTGCGAGCCTGTATGGCGGCCACCGCCGCCAACGGCACAATGGGCGGCTGCACCGAGCCGAGCCTCACCGTGACGAGCTACCTCACCGGGACGCTGACCTACACGCCGTCATCGATCATCAGCATCCACGGCTACGGCACGACCCCGGGCGTCCTGAAGCTCATCCGCGATCCGAACCACACGCTCTCGACTGGTGAAGTTTTTTGGGATGGCTATCGCGGTCTGAAGTTCTGCGCCGCCGACCTCCTGACCACCTACGACGCCATCTACGCCAAGGCCGACAGCTCGCAGAAGGTGAGTTGCCTCATGGCCTCGATTGCGGACATCGTCTAACCGACGGAGTCAGTAGCGCCACATGAAACCTTTCAGCGGGACACACGCCAACCTGAGATTCACTCAGGGCGCCTCTGTCCCGCGCAACGTGGCTCGATACCTTGCGTGCCCGCCCGTTGAAGTCGTCACTCGTGACGACGGCGACGATACAGCCGGTGACCGCGACGTAAACGAGTAGCTCCGAGGAGCGAGTCATGCCGAACGAAAACCAACCCGATCCGAATCAACCGCCAGCCCCAGGAACACCGCCAGTAAGCACTCCGCCCGTCGGAGCCGCACCTCCCGCCCCCCAGGGCAAGAACGTCATGATCCCCCAAGCCGCATTTGACAAGCGAGTCGAGCAGGCGAAGAGAAGCGGTCGAACCGCCTACCAAGCCGAACTCGACGCGGCTGCCGTGGCCAAGGGATACGCGAACCACACCGCACTGATGGCCCACGTCGATGGGTTGCTCACTCGACGAGCCGCCGCGCCGAAGTCACCGCAGGCCCAGCCGCAGGGCCAGGCCAGCGGATCACCTCCTCCCCCGGTCCCGCCCAAGAACCGCAATGACCGCCAGGCCATGCAGCAATTCGAGCGAGACAAGGCGAGGGCGCAGCGCGAGCGAGAACAGTCCGAACGACGATTGGCAGACGAGCAGAAGCGACGCCGCAGGGCCGAGCGAGAACGCGATGCCATCGAAGCCCGGTCCAACCTCGAACGCATTGCCGGCCGGTGTGGCGTCAAGGACGTCGACTACGCGATCCATCTGTACACCCAGCACTGCCAAGGGAAATCCGAGGACGAGCTGAGCAAGATGGACGAAGATAAATTCTTCAAGGAGTTGCGGCAAGGACACCCCTACATCTTTGGGGAAACGGTCGTGCCCGCGACGACCGGGACCGTGGGAGCGCCCCCCGGCTCTCATGTACCGCCATCGGCCGCGGGAACCGCAGCCGCTGCCGGGCAGGCCGGAACCATCGACGTTACGAAGATGAACAAGGAACAGTACCGCGAGTATAGGCGGAATCGCGGCTACGACCGACCGCTCCTGACAGGCAGAGCAAGCTGAAACTGACGGCCAACAGCCGACGAACACCAACGAAAGAGGAAATCCATGGACTTCTCAGTCATCCAACAGTCGCCCCAGGTCCGAGAACTGGTGCAGCAGAACGTGCTGCAGCGGGAGTTCAAGGACGCCCTGTACCCCCGCAATCTGTTCCGCGGCGAAGCCGAGCCGGTGGAATGGCCCGCCAACATCGGCGACAGCATGGTGTTCACCGGCCGCGGCCTGATGAAGCCGTCGACCAAGCCCTTGAAGCCCGGTGACGAGCCGCGGGCGAAGAGCGTCGAGTATGAACAGTGGTCCGCCCAGCTCCATCAGTGGGTCGGCCGCGCCCCGGACATCTCGACTGTGACCGACCTCGTGTCGATCGCGCGACTGTTCGTGAGCAACGTCCAGGCCCTCGGGTTGGATGCTGGCATGTCGCTCAACCGCATCGTACGCGATCGGTTGTACAACGCCGCGCTGAGCGGCCAGACGGTCGCGACAGTGACCGCGACTTCGGGCCACACCATCACGGTGGCGCGCTTGAACGGTTTCACGACCGCGCGGCGCCCCGACCTGTCGACTGGATCGACGGTCAAGTTCGACACCGTGTCGAGCAACAACCCGCTGATCGCCTACACCAAGCACGCCTCCGGCGCCACGCTGACCCTCACCATCACGGGCTTCACCCCGACCTACACGGGCGACGAAACCGGGCCAGGCACCCTGACGGTTGCCGAAACCTTGAGCGGGAGCAACGTCACGGCGCGGGATCCGATCTGGACCGCTGACGCCAGCTTCATCAACCGCGCGGGCGCTGGCCTGAGCGTCGATGCCGTCACGAGCACGGGCCACGGCTTCACGTTCGACCTGTACCGCAGTTCGGTGGGCCACATGGCGGACAACAACGTGCCGAAGATGTCTGACGGCTTCTACCACGCGCACTTCAACAACTACTCCAAGGGCCAACTGTTCAGCAGCGACGAGAGCCAGCGGCTCTTGACCAGCTTGCCGGACTACTACTGGTACAAGGAGTTCACGATCGGCGAGGTGCTGGGTGGCCTGGTGTTCGAGGACACCGAGACCCCGCAGGCGTCGAACGTCCAAGGTGGCACCTCCAACGTGTACGACGGCTCCGACACCGGCGAAGCGTTCGGCGGCGAGATGTACAACTACACCAGCGACCTCATCCAACGCCCGATCTTCATCGGCGCCGAAGCGGTCTACGAATACTACCGGCCCCTCGGCGGTCTCGTGACTGAGGCCGGCGTCAACGGGCAGGTGGGTGAGTTCACCGGCCTGACCAACAACGGCATCGAGGTGAATGTGGATCGCGTGCAGGTCTACCTGCGAGCGCCCGTGAACGTGACGGGCGACATCGTGACGTCGGTGTGGAAGAGCGTGATGGATTGGCCCTGCCGAACCGACGTGCTCACCGGCGACAGCGCCAGGTTTAAGCGGTGCGTCGTGGTGGAACATATCTAGCGAAACGCGCGTCACAGCCTGAGAAGGAAATGTGCTTTTCCCGCGACTATCCCGACACGACGAGCGCACCGGCGCCACGGGATAGTCGCGCCTCAGTTTTGCCCTTCGGGGCAATTAAAGGGCCTGGAGCTTCGGCTCGTAAACACACGCGGTCGTGTCGCTGTGTTCTGGCCCGCCGGCATGGTGGCGGCGCTTCGGTGCTTGCCCATACGAACGTGCCGGTTCATGTCCGCGCTGGTCGCCCGATTGTGACGGGATTGCGCTTGCCCGCTTTGGTCAGTGGACATTCGCGCCCATCTATGACGGCGAACTCAACCGAGCTTTGTGCTCTGGATGAGTTGTTGCGCGGCTATCGGGAGACGCCAACCCTGGCCCTTGGCCATGGAACCGCGTCGCCCTCTGGCGGCCCCACTTCTAGAGAGTGGTCGGTGGCTTCGGCCATGACTCTGGACTCGCGCTCAAGCAGATCCCATCAGCGTGGGTTAAACGCTGTCACTGCTAGTGCCTGAGTCCGGTGCCCCGCCTCTTTTTGACCAACAGGAGAATCCGATGAGCCTGATGAGCGACAGAGCAGCAGCGAAGCAAAAGGATGCCAAGCCGGCGTCAGTGAAAGCTCAGGAACCGCCGGCCGCTCCGGTAGTCTCTCCTCCGCCACCCGTAGATCCGGTGGCAGCCTTCGCCGTGACGGCCGAGGAGTTCTCTGCCAAGGATGCGCCCATCGAAGCGCTCGACATCGTGGTGCCTCCGCCGGAGGCGCTAGCCCCGAAGGTCGCGCTTGCTCCTACCCGTCGCGTGCGCGTGCTGGCGGACGGCAAGGTGTTGCTGGGTGCTTGCATGCACAGATTCCGCGCAGGCAACGTTCTGGACGCCAATCAGTACGATAACCACGTGTTCGGCCAACTCCTGAAGGCCCTCAAGACGGAGCCGATCGAGAACTGACGATGGCCCTCACGCTTTCAGAGAAGGCCCGTGTCCGCTACCACTTCGGCTATCCGAATACGTCGATGAATGCTTCTCTGTCGATTGGGATCCCGCTGGACACGCAGTTCATGTTTTTGCTGGACCGGGCGATGAACCTGATTCTGCCGGAAGCGGAAGAGACCGTGCGGATGCTGATCGGACGGCTCGACCAGACTGACGATGCGATCTTCCAATGCCAGCTCCGAATGCAGGTCAGCAAGGTCGACGGAATCGAACTGCGGGCCGACGAAATGGATGCGCTTGAAAACGCCTACTACGGGCAGGCCACGCGCCTGGCTGACATGCTGCACACGCCGCTGTACCCGTTCTCGGCTCGATTCCAGGGCAGGGGCGGGGTGACGAGCGCGCCCCAAACCGGAATGGTCGCGAGGCACTGATGTCAACGCCCATCATCGTCAACCACGCAGGAGTCGCGGTCGGGACCAGCTCGGGCGGCTCGTTCGGCTGCGGCCCGTTCGACACCAGCTTCAACGCGACCTATGCGGCGCAGAAGAGTGGCCAGGACGATGTGGTGAGCGCGACCTTGGGGGCCCCCCTCGTGCTGCCCCTGGAGAACGTGGCGGGTGTTCGGGTGCTCATCATCAGCGTGAGCGGGAACAGCGTGACGTTGCTACTCACCAGCGCGTCGGGCACCTTGCAGAAGATTCCGCTCAGCAGCGGGGGGATCATGATTTTCCACCAGCCGACCCTGGGCGACGAGTTCACGGCGATTGAAATCGTCGGCAACGGCGCCACCGTCAGCTACTTCGTCGCGGGAGACCTCGCCTGATGCTGCAGGATCGTACCAGCCCGAGCGACGTGAAGGCCGAAGTGCCGTCCCTGTCGGGGCAGGTGCATCCCGAGCCCACCGTCAGGCGCAGCCTGGCCGATTCCCTGGTGCCCGCCATTGACCGGATCCGTCAGATCAAAACGGACCTCGGCTTTTCGCCATATCGCGTCTTCTTGGTCCACTGGCGCTGGCCCGGCAAGCGCGGCATCGGGCGCCCGGTCGAAACCGCCCGGATCGAAATTCAGCCGACCCCTCGTGTCCAGGACATGCTCAGCACGTCCTTCGGCGTCTCGGCGTTCGGCCTGACGGAGGGCGGTGGGCTGTTTGTCGACCGCATCAGCGCACGATTCAGCGAGGCGGACCTGACGGGCCGCACGCCTGACCTGATGGACCCAGCGCGCCCGCAGACCAGCGCCAGCAACGCAGAGTTCTTCTGGGAGGTGCGGGAGACGCGCCGAACGACGCCGCCGACGAAGCCCCGCCGCTACGCCGTGAGCGGCGTTCCAATGCTCAACAAGACGGGCCTCCACTGGCGCGTCAACCTGACCAAGCAGGACACATCCTGCGAAGTCGAGCCCGAGGTGGCGTCGTGATTCGCACGGTCCACATCCGCGACCTGGGCGGGTACGTGTCGAAGATGCCCAAGGAGCGCCACGCGGCGGCCGTGCGGGCCGTCCGCAGGTGCATGCGCAGCCGCGGGCGAGTCATCGTCAACGAGGAGATCAATGCGACGAAGCCACGGCCGCCCGTCGACCGCCGCACCTACGCGAACTCCTGGGAGACGCTAGCGATCGACGATGGCTGCCGCATCTATTCGACAGATCCCAAGGCGTCCGTCATCGACCGCGGCCGACGTCCTGGCTTCGGAATCGGCCGGGCCGGCATCGAGGCCCTGATGGGCTGGGTCCACCGGCACGGCATGGATACCGTGAGCCACCCGGCAGCCCAGCGAGTTTCTCAGCGGCAGATGTTGCAGCGGGCACTCGGTCAGCGCGTGATGACCCTCAGAGCCGCCAAGAGCGAACAGGTGGGAGCGGCTGCCCGTTCCATCGCGTACGCCATCGCGGCCGCCATCAAGAAGCGCGGTCTGTGGATGCCCAAGGGTCTGCAGGTATTCGCTCGCGCCAGCAAGCGCATCGTCGAGGAGTGCCGAACGGCCGTTCGGCGGGCTATCGCGGGCGCTGAGGGGGGCAACTGATGTACGCCTCCCAATTCTTTCCCTTGGCCATCTGCGACGTGCGGGACGCCTGCGCGTTGGCTCTCAGTCGGGTCATCGAGGCCATTGACACTACGATTGGCGGCCAGCGCATCAAGTTCAACCACGTGTTCGATGAGTGGCCGACTCAGGACGACAAGTACGACCCACCGGCCGCCTGCGTGATCGCACCTCCCGAGTGGGAATACTCGGACAGCGGCGAGCCGAAGCTGTTGGAGGACACGGTTCAAAGCTTCACTACGGGCGCGGATGACCCGCCGTCCTACGGACTCTACAAGACGGCCGAAATGCTGGACCAGTTCGGGCTGCAGATTCGGGCAGGAAGCGCCGCCATGCGGTCCATGCTGAAGCTGGCCGTCGAGGACGCCTTTCAGCTTCGCGAAGCCGCCATGTACCCCCTGAGACAGCGGTACGGCCTGCAGTTGGATCTACCTGAGTATTGGGGACTGACCGCACGCGCATCGCTGCTCAAGGGCAGCAACACCGATTCCGAGGACGCGGCCATGCGAAATCAGCGCGAGGCTTCGTTCGTGATTTCCATGCAGGCCCCCAAGGTGCAGCTCATGGCCATCTGGCCGATGAGCATCACCGTTACCGAGAAGACCTTCACGGGCGATGGGCGGCTCATCAATAGCGCCACCATCAAGCCCAGCGACGATCCGCCAACCATGACCAGGAGCTAACCCATGTTCATTTACCGCACAACCACGATGCCGACCCTGGCGAAGCTCACGGAACTGGAGCGCATCGTCGCCGTCGACGGCGCAGGTCCCAACCAACCAGTGAGCGGCGGAACCGTCCGCGCTTGCGCGGTGGGCGAGTGCCTGCAGGGGCCGTTCGTTCCTACGGTGGTCAACGCCCCCAGCGACATCGAGAACTACTTCGTTGGCGACCGCACCCGGTTCGCTCTGCTCAGCCAGAGCGGGTTCGACCCCGCGACGGCCGTGCAAGACGGATCCGGCGTGACGTTCGACGGCAACGTCTGGGCCGAACTGAAGGGCAAGACGTTCAGCGGGCTTGTGATTCAGCGGGTCGACTGCGACATGGTGACGGCGACGGCGTCGGTCACGACCAAGGCGTTCGTCGCCTTCACGCTCACGGTGAACTCCGCCGACTACACGACGGTCAGCAACGTCCAGTATACCAACAAGGACATCGTGATTCCGTCGGGAACTCGGTTCTCCGATGCGGCCAACGTCGTGATCGCAACCTCTCAGCAGATCACGATCCCAACTGGAACCATCATCACGACTGGCGCGCTGGCGCTTGCCATCAGCTTCACGCAGAACGCAGCGTCGGGCGCTCTGACGTACGTTGCCTCGGGTGCAACGACTGGCGCCACCTGTTTTTTCGTCAAGGGCACCACGAAGGCCATCGCCGGCATCAATACGGCAGTCGACGTCGTGTTGCCAGGCGTGAACGCCGGCACGGTGATTGCGGCTTCTGGTGTGTCGACCATCAACATCACACCCGCCGCCACCGCCATCTTCGCCCCGACGGGCGGCGGGGCGGCTCCGAGCGGCGACACCCTGTCCAACCGCATCATCCTGAACTACCCCGCAGCCATCACGAAGACGCTGCCGGGTGTGGCGGCCACGAACGACATCGTGGCCATCTGGTCGGCTCGCAACTACCAGTCCAGCACGGCAGACACCGGCAAGACCATGCGGGCGAACCTTTGGGCCAACGCCATCGCAGCGAGTACCACAGGCCGTGGGCGCGCCGCCTGTGTGACGGGTGCTCCAGTGGTGGGAATCACCGCGAGCGACCAGACGACCGCCAAGGGCCTCTACGAGGCAATCATCGGCACCACCGACACCATCACGGGCGCCGACGCAGACCGCTACTGGCTCAGCGGTCCCTACATCCAGGTCTTCAGCAGCGAGCTGAACGCCGACATCGTCATCAGCGTCTGTGGCACCCGGGCCTGCATGAAGGTCAATCTGGCGAACGCCGGCAAGTCCGAATACCAGACGAGCGTGGGGAGCCCGGAGAACGACAGCATCCAGGCCGTCGACGCCCAGGAGCCCTGCTTCGCCGCCAACCCGATGGTCGAGGCGGACTTCACCGCCATGAAGGCCGCGGGGGTCGCGTGGTTCGTGAAGGATCGTACGGCCGGCTGGTGGTTCTACAGCGGCGTGACGGGCGCGAATCGCATCACCTACCAGAACCGCGTGTCCGACAACCGCCGCAGCTTTGCGGACGAGATCCAGGACATGATCTTCGGGCTCGGGACGCCGTACTCGAAGAAGCCCGGTACGCCACAGCGAGCCGACTCCTACATGCAGGACATCACGGCATATGTGGACATGCTGGTGAAGCCTCCGATCGGTGACAGCCGTGCCATGGCGGCCACTGTGCTCGACGGCGCGGCGGCGGGCAACAGTCAATATCTCAACGCCCACGGCGTCTATCTGTTCGAGACCGACGTGGCGATGTACGGCGACATGAACGCCATCGTCATCAAGACCATGATCGGTCCCAACGTCATCATCAGCCAGGCCACCTCTCAGGCCGGCACGTAAGGAGCTACCATGGCGACTGACTATCGAGTTCTCGGCCGAGACACGAACATCCGGATCACCCAGAGCGGTATCCTGCTGACCGAGATCACGGCCATCAAGAATCTGGACTTCGGGCCCGAGTTGACTTTGCTGTCCGAGGGCTTCCTGGGCGAGTCTGCCGAGCGCCACCGGGAAGTCTTCAAGTCGGTGGACGTCAACTTTGTCGTCGAACCCGAAGGCGAGTCAATCTTCCAACTGCAGTATGCGATCTACCAGCGGGCGCGAAGCGGCCAGGCGAACGATCTGCAGATCAACCTGGGGTACAGGATTCAATTCCCGTCCGGGACCATCTTCCGCATGACCCTGCCGGACCTGCGGTTCAGCGACCCCGGCAAGCTCGCGAACGCGGGCCGCGAGTCGTTCCTCTCGCAGTCCTTCGCGGCCAAGACCGACCGCTACATTCCCAACTTCACCTGATCCCCCAACCCGACATAGGAGGCCACCATGTCCGATCCACTGAACCTAGGGATGCAAGCTGCGGCAGCGATCGCAGCCTTGCCCCGCACGACCTTCACGGTCCCCGAAACCGCTCGCACCGCCACGGACCCCAAGACCGTCACGATTCGCCAACTGACGTTCGCCGAAGAGAAGGCGGCTCTGGAGGCCAAGGGGCACGGCGGCCACTCGTTCGAGTACGAGGGCGCCAAGCGGGCGCTCTGTGCCATTGACGGCCAGCCCATCACGTGGACCGACAACCAGATCGAGAACGTCTTCATGGGCCTGTCGAACAAGGTGCGCGACATGGTGATCCGTGGCTTCTCCCTCGTCTGCCTGCCGAGCCAGAAAGAGGCGGACGATTTTTTAGCCAGCGCGAGCGCCACGGACTCAGCGAACAACTCCTAGACGCCCTATGGGACGACGTCGTCTATATAGCTCGATACGCACACCAGGACTTCGACAAGATACTCAGCCGACCGCGTTCTGAAATCATCAAGATCAAAGAAGCCCTCGGGCGGCTGGTGGACCAAGAGAACAACAAGAAACCCACCTAAGCCGCCATGAGCGAGAATACGACACAGGTTGAGGGCCTAGACTTTACGGTCAAGGACCACGCGACGCCGGCCGCCGAGCACATGGCGAAGGCGTTCGAGCACGTCCACCACGCGGCCTCGGCTACGACCCAGAAGTTCAGTCAGATGACCCACAGCGCCGCCATGTCGGGCCTCGCCATGGTGGGACTTGGGTTCGGGTTCCGCGAGGTGGCGAAGTTCGCGGGCGACGCCAACCTGGAGCTTGAGAACGCGGTCAAGAGGATCGCGGGCGTTCAGTTCACGTTCGGCCACTGGAAGGCCGGCACGACGGCACAGGAGAAGTGGAACGAGTCGCTGACGGAGGGGAATGAGATCGTCGGCAAGTTGGAGGCGTCCGAGGGCAAGCTGAAGATGAAACGGGCCGAGTTGGCCGAGGTTTACTCGTCTCAGGCGATGATGTCGGAGCGCTACCACCAGACGCAGGCGCAGCAGATCGATCTGACCGAGAAGCTTGGCGCTACGCAGAAGGTGCTGGGCATCAGCGCGGAGGCGGCGGGCGACATGATCGGCCGCGCCGCCATGACGGGCGCCATTCCACTGCGCAGCCATCTTGGACGCCAACTCGCCAGCAGCATCGGGGATCTGAAGAAGTTCAAGCACGCCTCCGAGGCGGTGCGGTTCGAGAAGCTCAAGAAGGCGCTGGGCGACATGATGCCGGCGGCCGAAGGGATGGGGAAGGGACTGGCGGGTTCCATGTTCGACGTGCGCAAAGCCGTAGAGGATCTCACGCGGGATCTGACGGGAGGCGTCTTCAAGCAAGTCACGAAGGACTTCGCCGACTGGGCGCACAAGCTGACAGACGTGCGGGAGAGCGGCCAGAGCGTCGCGAAGGTTTGGGGCGAGAAGCTCGTGACGGATTTCGGCTACCTGAAGGACGCGACGGCATTCATCGCCGATCATTGGAAGGCCATTGCCGGCATCTTCGTGGCCACCAAGTTTGCGGGTACCATGCAGGGGCTGGCGGGGCGCTTCGGGGCTGGGGGCGTAGCGGGGGCGGCCGGGGGAGCGGCGGCGGGTGCCGGGCTGGCCGGCGTGATGAACGTGAAGGCCGGTACCGTGAACGTCCAGGGAGGCGCAGCGGCGGCACTGGGGGCCACCACGGCTTCCGAGATTGGGGCGAAACTCAAACCCAGCTTGTCGGAGACCGTCACCAAATTCAGTAACATGGCGGCCAGGGTCGGAATAGTCACAGAGGCCCTTGGGGGGCTCTACATTGGTCTGGACGCTCTCGCCAAGTGGGCACTGTCGAAGCAAGACGAGGGCATGGCCAGGAGCGCGGCGGCTCCGCGGGCTATGTCATCGCTCACCGCTGGTGCTAAGGCCATGTCGTCCGCACTGCATGAGGAATCGGTCGAGAAGACATTCGGCCACCTAAAGTCGGCCTTTGAAGCCTACGGCCTGAAGCCTGGGCAGATGCTCGACCGGGCGACGCTGTCCGCCGAATTGCGAGCGATGGAGCCTGGTCTCGCGGCCAAGCAGATCGCCATGTACGGCATCAAGGGCGCTTCCGCCAAGAGCGTCCAGGCCCCTGGCATGTTGGACGAGGCCGCCGGCAGGATCACGACGCTCCTGAACAACTATGCCGCGCAGTTGTTGGCGGCGAATCCCGATCTGGCCAAGGGAGTCTCACAGCGGAAGACCACGGCCGCACCCGTGACGAACATCAACGTCCAGCACCTCGAAATCACCCAGGACTTCAAGCAAGCCGATCCTGACCGCGTCTTCCACAACGTCCCGCGAGACATCGCCGACATGGTCCGCAACCCGCGCGGCAGCAACATCGGGGCGGTGTCAGGATGACGACCTTCGCCGAACTGAATGCGCAGGGCGACGCCGCCGACAAGGACTCGACGGCGCAGGGCCATATCCAGATCATCCCGCTCGAAGGCACCCTGCCGACCATCGACCTATGGGCCGACGCCATGCCGTTCAAAGGCATGGAGTTCGCGGGCGAGCAGCGGATCTCGACGAAATACTACGTTGGCAACCCGGTGGCGACACAGCAGATCGGCGGTCCCATCAAGACCCCCAGTACATGGATGGGGCATTGGATGGACGTCGACCTGGGCGAAGGCGGGGCCCGTGCGTTGGTGCTGCAGTTCGAGAACCTGCGCGACCTCGGGATCCCGGTGGAGGTGCGGTGGGGCGGCCGAAATCTCGCGGCCGGCGAAGACCCCGCGGTGGTTCGTCGCGGGCTCATCAAAAAATTCACGCCGAAGTACAACCGCCTCCAAGACATCGAATGGTCCTGTGAGTGGGAATGGCGGGGCGAAACCCTGCAGACCAAGCCGCCGACGTTCGCGTCAGATGCCTTCGCGACCAGCCAAGACTTCTCGGCGCTGCGGGAGCAACTGGCCGAAACACAGGACGAAACGACGTCCTGGAGAGACGTTGCGTGGGACATCCTGGGCACTGGCGCCAACGCCATGTTGACCGTCTCGGATGCGCTGGACGATGTACAGAGTTCCATCGCCGCGGCCATCGACGTGGTGGACGGGGCGAGCGACATGTTGTCGCAGGTCGCCAGTCTGCCAAGTGACATTGCCGACCGCATGCGCGGTGTCTGCGCTCGCGTGGTGATTGCGTGTGCCAATGGTCGCGCGGCCGTAGGGGATTTCTGCGGGCTCTGGCCCGGCGTCGAGGGCATCGCGATTGGGGTGGACATCACGGAGGCCGGCATGTTCATCCGCCGGCAGGCCGGTATGGCGAAGCTCGCGATGTTCCCGCATGACAACCCCATGGAGCACCTCGACGGCCAAACGGCTCAATACGACCTGATCCGGTCTTGGGACCTGCTGGCCCAGCAGGCGGCGGTGGCCTCCGCGACGCTTGCGAGTCAGCAGGTCCCAGACATTATCGCGACCGTGCGACCGCCAGCCGGCACTGACCTGCGGGACCTCGCCGTCAAATACTACGGCAATGCAGATCTGTGGATCTTGATTGCCGACTACAACGACCTTGACAGCTCGGAGGTACCGGCGACGCCAGCCGGCGTGAGCGACAACGGCGCGCCGCCGATCTATATCCCGCGACAGACAGCATTTGTCGCGATGCTAAATGAACTATGGGGCAGCGGCGGCGCTACGGGGGCCTCGCCATGAGCCAGTCACAGCCCCGCCTTTACCGGCCAGCGTGGTTTCTGCGTTTCCATGTGCGTCTAGAGGACTTCGGCCAGACCGACGAGTCCGACGCCCAGGACGGCTCGAAGCCCTACACGGACGCCAAAGCGACGCAACTCCAGCTATCGAGCGACACCGAGACTCTGCTGGCCCAGCAGGCGGCGGCTGGCGGGTACAGAAAGTCAAGTCAGATCGGCCTGCTGAAACTATCGAGCGGGCTGCGTCGGGACGCCGCCAGGGTCGGCGCCAAGTCATCGGCGGGCGATGGTGGCAAGGCCGATCCGTTCTCGGTGGAGTTCGTCACGGCCCCCATGGAGCTGTCGATCGAAGACAAGGGCTTCCGCGAGGCGGACGTTCTGGAGGCCAGCTTCCCCTTCATCGACATGCCGCTCAACCCGCTAATCGTTCGCGAGATTCGCGTCGAGGGCTGGGTCGGGACCGTGAAGGCCGCCGACTTTGCGACCCCGCAGAACTGGCACCTGGAGCCGCGGATGTCGAAGACCAGCGTGCTGCGGTTCAACGGGTACGTGGACTTGCCCGAGATGGAAGCCGACGAGAACGCCAACACGGTGCACATCAAGGCCCGCAGCTACATCTCGGTGCTCATCGACGGCAAGATCAATCCGCACGCCAAGGCGTACCGGATCCAAGGGAAAGAAGAACTGCTGACCGCCTACATCAACCGCATCCTGTCGCTGTACCCGCCGACATCGGGCGACACTGGCGGCGACCCTTTCCGCGCCTACTGGTACGCGAGCCCGTCCGAGAAAGAGCCGACGCTGAGCCGCAAGACCCTGTTGCGGTCGCTTCAGAGCGCGAAGAGCCGCAACCAAGCGGCCGGGCAATCACCCGGCAGCGACAGCAGTGCGCAGCCGGACCCCGCGGGCGAAGCCCCCGATCCAGCCGGGCTGGGTGACGCTGCCAGCGGTGGCGCACCGGCGATGCCTCCCAAGGCCGTGAGCGAAGAAGGAATTTCGATCTGGGATCTCATCACGCAGGCGTGCGAGCTGTGCGGTGTGCTCCCGATGTACAAGCCGAGCCTGCCGCCGTTCAAGGGGCCAGATGGGAAAGACATCGATCCCGTCAACTGCCTGCTCGTCACCCCGCCGGAAGCGTTCTTCGATGATATTTCGAGCGCCGTGCAGATCGCTGGCGGTGCGCGGGACGGCTTCACACGCGACTTCAGCCTTGAGACAGGCGGCGCGTTTACCTCGGACGTCCGCTTCATGGTGTGGGGACAGAACCTCAGCAAGATGAAGCTAGCCCGTCAGATGGGGAAGGTACGTCCAACCGCCGTCGAGGTGCGCGGCTACAACATCGACGCCAGCGACAAAGGCGGCGAGATGGTGGCGCGCTTCCCAGCCCACAATCCCAGGAAGCCCAAGGGCAAGGGACGCTCGGCGCACAAGATGACCGAGAAGGGCGGCGGGAAAATCGATGCGATCCGCACGTTCGTCTTGAAGGGCATTCGCAGTCCGCAGATGCTCATGGACGCCGCCAAGTCCATCTATCACCAACTCTGCCGGCCCGAGCTGACCATGAGCTTGGAGACCGACGAACTGGCCAGCTACATCGACCCCGCAGCGTCCATGCAGGCGGGTACGCTGGTCGAGAACCACAACGACAACCCCGACATCCTGCGACTTTGTGCCGGCACGCCCGTACATGTCGTGGTGGCGAAGAAGTCGAAAGATCCCAACAACCTCACGATCTGCAGCCTCTCAGAATTCTACGACCTGAAGGGCGACCAGATCGTAGAGCTGCTGACCAAACAAAACGACCGCTGGGGTGCCTTCCACACCGACGGGACACTCGACCAGCAAGGCATCGAAGCCACGGCGCAGAAGATTCAGGCGGCGTACCGGGCGGCCAAGCTCCCGAGCGTCTACTACTGCAAGGCCGTTCGCTTGCAGTTCAAGGCGGACGATGAGTTCTTTCACTGTTCGATGGAGCTGGCGAACTACATGCCGACGAATGACCCGGCCAACATGGATGCCGACACGCATGCCCTAAACGACGAGCGCAGGATGAAGCCAACGTCGTCGGCCGCCAGGCGGGCGGCAGCACAAGCCAAACAGTCAGACGACATCACGAACCGAGCTGCGCGCCAGTCTTCGGGGGGTGTCTGATGGGCCACGCATTCGGCACCGAGATCCGGCGCAACATCGACGCCAAGGCGCTCGGCAAGGCCATCTCGGCGCCGGGCCTCGACCTGCGGTACTGGTGCAGTCTTGCCGTGGTCTGCACCCACGATCCCGAGACGGGCGAAAAGGACCTGACCGACAAGCTCGCCATCTACAACGACAGCGCAGGCGTGGACGTCGACGTGGAGTTGCAGCCGCTTGGCCAGCCCTGTACGTGCAAGTACGCCGGCATCCAGGCCGGCGACGTGACGATTTGCGCGCCCATTCGGCCCGGTGACATCGTATTGGTGGAGTGCCCGGACGGCGACCTGTACACGCCCGTCATCACGCACATCGTGCACAGCCGAGCGAAGCGCCAGCCGACAGAGGACGGGAAACCCATCTTCGACAACAACCGCCTGCTCATCTATGCCAAGAACGTTCCGATTGACATTCGCACGGCCGGCGGTGTGCGGATGCTGCTTGATCAAGATGGCAATGTGAACGTCACGGCATCCACCGTCACCACCACCGCCACGACGTTCACCACCAAGGCCGAGACCAAGCTGGGCGATGAGAATGCTTCACAGCACGTGATGCACGGCGAATTGTTCACGACCGACTTGTCTGCCGCTCTCACCGCGATTCTGGCGGACCTAGTTCTGGCGTTTACGATGCTGGGGCTAACTCCGCCGGGGCCAACGTCCACGGATCCCGTCACACAGGTGCTCACCGGTATCGCGTCCGGCACCTATCTCGCGACGAAAGTGACCGCCACATGAGCGCCGCGGGGAATGCCATCGGGACGGCCATCGTAGCCTACGAGAAAACGGCGTTAGCTGCGTTCGTGGCTGCGCGCAAGCCAGGGCCCTATTCGGCGGCCGAGTTGGTTCAACTGCAATTGATCCGGAATCAAGCCGACGGCAACGCCATTGTGGACAATCTGCCGTCTTCGCAGGGCGGCAGCGGGGCGTCCAACTGGGACGGTGGGCAGGCAAACACCAATTACGGCGGCATGCCTTCGATCAATGGGGGCAACGTCTAATGGCTGTGCAGATCCAGATCCGTCATGACACCGCAGCGAACTGGGCGGCGGCCAATCCTGTGCTGGCTGTCGGGGAGTTGGGCGTAGAAATTGACACTCGAAAAGTCAAAGTCGGTGATGGTAGCAATCCGTGGAACAGCTTGCCCTATGGGCTATCTGGCCCGCAAGGACCCACGGGAGCGAGCAGCACCGTCCCTGGTCCAACAGGGGCGACCGGTCCCACAGGGGCAGGCAGCACCGGTGCAAGTGGCGCTACCGGTGCAAGCGGTGCAACGGGCGGGACCGGAGTTGGAGGCACGGGTCCCACTGGAGCAGGTTCAACTGGTGCAAGCGGTGCTCCTGGCAGCACGGGACCCACAGGGGCAGGCAGCACCGGTGCAAGCGGTGCTACCGGCGCAAGCGGCGCGACGGGTGCAACTGGTGCAAGCGGTGCAACTGGATCGACCGGAGCTACTGGTGCGATGGCAACCGGGGTGACTGGTCCTACAGGTAGCGGTTCTACGGGAGCAACGGGAGCCACTGGCGCAAGCGGGGCAAGCGGTGCGACCGGGGGCAGTGGATCGACTGGTGCAACGGGGGCCCCCGGGTCAACAGGTGCCACCGGGAAAACGGGAGCCACGGGCTCGACTGGCAGCACGGGCAGCACGGGTTCCACAGGGGCAGGCGGGGCCACCGGGGCAACGGGAGCGGCGGGCGGGACGGGTAGCACGGGTTCCACGGGAGCCACCGGCGCAGCGTCCACGGGAGCTACCGGACCGACTGGGATCGCCTCTACAGGTGCGACTGGTACTTCGGGCGCTACTGGTCCAACGGGGGCTGCACCCACGGGCGCCACGGGTAGCACAGGTCCAACAGGCGCAGGCGGGGCATCTGGTGCTACGGGTGCGACCGGGCCGACCGGGTCGGCTGCTACCGGGGCTACGGGAGCCACCGGAGGCACAGGAGCGAGCGGTTCGACCGGCAGCACAGGCGCGACTGGCGGAGCCACTGGAGCCTTCAAGGCGTCGCTGACCGGCGCGACGGGTTTTGCCAGCGACACGATGCTGACCGGCACTGTCGTCACGCTCGCCACGGGCGCGTGGGCAGCGGGCCAACAGTATCAGGCGACGTTCGACATGACCAAAACTGCCTCGGGAGCTGCCGCCGCAGCCATCAAGGTGCACATGGGGACGGGCGGCACAACCAGCGACGCCACGATCGCAACCATAACATTTGGCGCTGGCACGGCCGCCGTAGATACCGGCGTCTATGACGTGCGGGTGAATTTTCGCACGGTCGGTTCTGGCACCTCTGCTATCATCGAAGCCGTGGCTCGCTGCTGCCATCACCTTGCCGCCACCGGGTTGACCAACACCGGCGCATCCGGGACAGCTATCATCCTCGTCACGTCGTCGGGATTCGACTCGACCACCCCGAGTAAGCTTGGTCTGTCGTTCAATGGCGGGACTAGTTTTGTTGGTACGAACCAGATACAGCAAGCCAGTTTGGTGGGACCATGACCGAAAAGATCAGTGCAGTCATCTGCACCTACAACGAAGAGGACAACATCGCGGCCTGCATCGAGTCGGTTGCAGGCGTCGACGAGGTCGTGGTGAGTGACGACTATTCGGAGGACTCGACAAGGGAGATTGCCGAACGCCTCGGCGCCAAGGTATTGTTGCGCAGCAAGGAAGGCGGTGGTTCACGGCTCGGCGGTGACATCATCACGGAGACGCATGTCAACGACTTCCACGAGCGCTTCGGCTGGGCGCCATCATTCCACGCTGGCGACCGCATTTGCAACGGCGCCGACAAGGCCCGTGAGGCCGTGGGGTTCGCCCAGGGGGACTGGATCATTAGTCCAGATGCGGACGAGCGTGTCACCTGGAACTTACCAGCGTTGCGGGAATTGCTTCCGGTCTGTGATCAGATCGTGCACGAGTTCGTCCACTCACACGACGCTGAAGGGAAGCCTCACCGAGTAAGCACTATCTCAAAACTATTTCGCAAATCCATGACCGGGTTTGGAGGGCGCACGCACACTTGCATGCTGCCGGCGGGGAGGATCCTCCAGACGAACCTGCTTCGCATTGACCACTACCAAAAACCCCACGACCAGCCGCACGTGCTGCCAACGATGGAGTACAGCGTGCTGACGGACGACGATCAACGAAGTCGGTTTTATCTCGGGCGCGAATATTACTTCTATCGTCACTACGACAGGGCGCTCGTTCTCTTGGATCTGTACCTCAAGAACGCCACCGGACACATCCCAGAGATTGCACAGGCACGGTTGTACGCGGCTCATTGCTACTGGGAGGATGGCTCGGGACGTGGCGATGAAGCGCGGCGGAGCTGCATGGAAGCGTTGATCCTCAACCCCGAGCACCGGGACGCACTGGCATTCATGGCCGAGCTGTATCACGAGCCGTGGAAACACAAATGGCTGCACCTCGCTAGCGTGGCCACAGACGAGGATATTCTATTTTGAACCCATTCGCCCGCGCAGGATTTGAACAAGCCGGACAGATGCTCGGCGAGGGCAGCTCGTTCTACGTCGCGCGGGCCATCAGCGTGGGCGGACAGATCGTCCGAATAGTGTTCAGCGGCGAGCCCAAGCACAAAAGTTCGGGTGCGCCAGATGATGCCCTGAACGCGGCGAACTACCAGGTTTCAGTCACGACCGGGACCGGCAATGATCCGGAGTCCATCGCGACCCTGCTAACCGTTGGGTTCTGGCCAGCCTTCGGGCTGCACGCTGACGGCGAGGCGTACGTCGATTTGCAAGTGGACCGCCCCCTCATCGTCGGCATGAGCTACACGGTCGCGGTGTCGCATGCACTGGTGGCGGCTGACGGCACTCCGATCGGCTCCCCCTACTCGTGGACCTTCAACGGCTCGGCGCGGCCGATTCGTCGACGCCAGCAACGCCGGCAAATCGGGCTAGTAGACTTCGCGAGCGATCCCTTCACGGGCGGCATTAAAGTCGACCAATCGGGCGACTGGGCGAGCGAGGAAGGTTTGTCCGGCACTCGCAAGCGCGTTTGGCGGACTGCCCTCACGCCATTCGGCGCATTTTCGTTTCTGCAGAATTTCGGTCTGAAGTACGACATCAAGAAGCCCGGCACGCTCAGCATCCTGGGCAACTTGCGCACCGAACTGAAACAGCAGCTTCTGCAGCAGCCCGACATCAAGAACGCCAGCTCGTCGGTGGCGATGGACTCGCGTGGCTTTTTGGCTATCACGATCAACACCCAGACCAGCACGGGTGAGAATCTTTCCGATACCATGCAGGCAACCCCCAGCGGAATGGTGACAACGTAATGCCCTCTTCCTTCGTTTCGCGCCAAGACCTCTTCGCGGTTGGCCGCGCCGCCATTGTCGCCACGCCTGGAATCCGCATCAACCCAACGATGATCGATGTTCCGGGCAGCGATCTAAACCTCACGGTCGGGGTAGACGCCGTGTTGGGCGAAGAAATATCGATGCGTTCTGCCTATGCGATGCGGGGGGCGTTCGCGGAGTTAGCGCGCGGCTCGCAGCTCGACCGAGTGATCTATGACCGATCGGGCCTCCTGCGGTTCGGCGCCACGCCGGCCAGCGTAGATCTCGTGCTGAGCAGGCCAACCGCAACCGGGGGCGCCGGGACCCTTGACGCTGGCTCAGTGGTCCAAACGGCCGCTGGCACGCAGTTCGGGCTGGATTACGCGGTGGTTTTTGGCGATGCGCTTCTCACGACCACGGCGTCCGCGACATCTACAACGTCGGGCGCCGATACCAACGTGGCAGCCGGGACCGTGACAGGGTTCTCAACTCAGCCGTTCGACACGACTTTGACGGTGACCAACCCCACGAGCGCGGCCGGCGGAACCGATGCCGAGGATGCCATTGCGTTCCTGGGGCGCTATCGCGGCTACTTCCCGACGCTCAGCAGGGGCACGCTGGGGGCCATCGAATATGGGGCCACGCAGGTGCCTGGCGTTGCCGTCGCGACCGCCACCGAGGTGGTGAACCCAGGGACGGGCTACCCTGCGGCTATCGTCCAGTTGGTGATCGGTGATGTCTCGGGAAACGCGACCTTCGACATGGTGAAGGCCGTGGCCAATATGATGCTGACCTACCGGGCACTCGGTATCTACGTGCAGGTACTGAGCGGCGTCGTATTCCAGCAGGCCGTCGCGTGGTCGCTCGCGTTCCAAACCGGAGTCAACGAAGCGCTGGCGGTGTCGCGCGTGCGGGCCGTTACGGTGGCGTGCGCGCAATTCCTGGCGCCGGGCGCCACGCTCTACAGGTCGACTCTTATCAGCGCGGCCCGAAAAGTGCCTGGCGTCATTATCTCGGATTCGTCACTCGTCTACCCGCTCGGAGACGTCGAGCCTACGTCGGTTCAGCAAATGATCCGTGTCGCAAGCCAGGCGGTCACCTTCCAATGAGTCAGGGCGGTCCTCTCTCGCAGGCTGACCTACTGGCGTTTCTGCGCCGGACGACGGATAGCGCTTGGCTGCAGGCCATGCTCGACCAGCCCGATGGCGCTGCCATCATCGCCAGCAAGCTCGCGGTTTTCGAGGCGACCAGCGAAGCCGTCATGGCCCAAGCCGATGCCACCATGATTTCAACAGCGCCGACTGGGCGCTCGGGAGTGTGCACGCTGACGCTCAGCCGTAGCAATACCAGCGTGGCCGACACAATCCCGAAGGGGTACTCGTTCGTGACCAACCTTGGCGTCGCCCTAACGGTCGCGACCGACACCATCGTGGCGACGTCGCAGAGCACCGTGGCGGTCCCGCTTGAAACCGTCAGGATGATCGATTTGGTCAACACTCCTGGGCCCGCATTCGACGACCTTCTCACGCCCGGCGGATACGTCGACGCCGCCCTGGGCACCAACGGGGCATGTGTGTTCTTCGATGCCCCACACACGTCCGGGACGCTCACCTATGTTTCGTCGACTGCTATCACCGGCGCCGCCGAAGACTGGCTGAGTGCTCTTGGCGCCGAGCGCGGCTGCTACCGTCAGGACGGCGAGGACGGCGAAGCCTACAGGGCACGAGTCCGCATGATTCCCGATGCCGTGAGCCCCAGAGCTATTGCGGCCGCCGTCGATGCCCCGTCGACGGCCTTGCCGCCGCGCTGGCTCGCCGAACCGTTCAACGACGGCGCCGATGTAGACGTCCGGCTGGCCATGAGCCTGGGATTCTTCGACGCTCCGTTCTGCGACATTGGGACTAACGGCTGGCCGCTCAGCTACTGCGACGATTGGCTTGGCGCGACACTTGCGGCAAAAAACCCCGTCGCGACTGTCGAAACCCCCGGCATGCGGGAGAGCCGCGCCTATTTCCGCATCGACCTGGTCGGCCCGTTGTGCGACCCCGATGGCCTGCTCCTCTATGCGGACGTCGGATATACCGACGACACCGAATGGGGGTTCCCCGACATCGGCTGCCTGCCGGGCTCTTCGATTGGAGTGCATCCCGTCATAGGCGCCGCCAGCCAGGCCCTTCTGCATGAGGCGCAGACCAAGAAGGCCGGGGGAGTGCAGTTTGACATCTACCTCGAAGACGCAACAATTCTGCAGGCGCAGAACTACCACAACGGCACCACCGACCCGACCGGGGCCGTCGTCTGGACGCTCACGCCGGAGTCTGACACCGCATGGTATCTACGCGAAGGGCTCGCGACCGGAGACGCTGGCGAAATGATGAATCCCGCAACACAAGGGATCAAGGTGCGGCTCACCCTGGCGGACAGCACCGTCATCGATACCGGGTGGCGCGTCGGCTGCCTCCCGTTGCGGATGTTCGAGCTGAAAGCCCTTGGGTATCACAGCCAGCGCGTCGCTAAAATCGAGGGCCTGGTGAGGGCCGATGTGCCCGCGTTCTTGAACCTAGTTGGAAATTTTCTAGTGAGTACGTGCACAATCTGACGACATAGGAGATCCCCATGGCAGCCGGTTCTAAGTCACATTTCATTCAGAATCCCCGCGAGATGATCGTGTCGACCGACCTCACTCGCATTGGCAAACTGGCAGTCCGCGAACAGCAGGACGCCGACCAGGCCAAGAGCGTTCGCGCGGACTTTTACACGTCTGCATCGGGCACCATTGACGACTTTGGCCCCGCCAATCGGGCCACTGCGGCGACGCCGATCTCTGGCGCGCTGGTGGCGCCGTCGCTCACCGGGAGCCCGGGCACGCTCAACATGCTCATAGGAGCAGGCGAAGTCGAGTTCGCGTCGAGCGATACATCTGTACCCGACGTGTCGGCATACCAGACGACGCGGTGGACGGGTCAAATCGTCACGTGGCCGACGGCCGCCAACCCCGACGCGAACTATCCCAAGATCGCAACTATCTGCGTGACCCCGGGTGATGACGGCTTCGACGTCGCCAGTCGAAACATTCTACTCAATCCCACGACGCGCCAGTTCGAGCCGCAGAACGTGCCGAAAACCAGCGATCCAACGGGCACCATCTCGGTCGTCGCCGGCACCGCCGCCACTACGCCGTTCCCGCCTGCGGTGCCATCTGGCGCCGTCGCGCTGTTCGATGTGCTGATGCATGCCGGTGACACGCAATCATTGTCATTTTGCATTACTCGCCGCTGCTGGCGGCGCATTGAATTTCCGGGCAGTTCGCAGCATGGAATCCTGAAGGACTGCGTGCCCACGTGGGCCTACGGAGCGGAGTCCGCAGGGTCAACCACCAAGCTCGTTACCGCCAGTCGGGTACACCGGGCCATCATCGACGGCGAGCTGCTGACGTTCTCGGGAACCGGCTACATCACGCCCGTCACCGATACGGTCAACGGTCCCACGAGCGCGCCGGCGGGGAACGACATGGCGACGTACCTCTACCTGTGTGGAGGCCGGAATTGGCCGTATGCCCTACTGACCAACGGCGGCCTGTCGGCCGTCCCGGTCGTGCTGGTTGAAAGCCTCACGGCACCGGACGCCATGGGTCACCCCAGCGCGGCTCTGGCTTGGGCCGGATCCGCAATCCCGCGAGCGGCGGCGCTGTTCATCGGCTGCGCGTTCAGAATTGCCAACACCAGTTTGACGAAGTCCGTGTTCTACGACGGCGACTGGGTGCGACCGCAGGACAGCACAAGTGGCCCCGCTTTTTTGGGGTTCTATCTGGCTACCATCACGACGATCGCTGATGGATACCCTGTGACAACCCTGGATCTGAGCGGTGGAGGCGGAGGCATTCCGGCCGTATCGACAGCCCTGGAGTTACAGGCCGACTACAATCCCGGCGCAGCCGGCGCCTACCAGGTAGGCGTTCGCATCACCTACCCGTCATCGGGCCCGGTAATACTCCGCCCGACCATGCAGGGACTCAACGGCGGGATCGATAGTATAGGTGAGGTCGTCAGTCCCCCGGCGCGCATCCCCTGTTCCGCCGGTGCGGCAACGGTCGGCTATCAAGGGTTTGGAAACAGCCCGACGACGGGTATCGCACTACACATCCGTCCCACCGCCTACAACATGAACATCCCGCGCGTCGGCAAGTAGTTCGATGGGGTTCGCCTCCGCCAGCATTCTGATTTCCGTCAATGGCGACACCCCCGTCGCCCAGTGGCGGCAGGACTGCGTGGCGGGTTCGGTCGTCACGGTCGCGCTGTCCGACAACATCGGCGCCAACACGTACCGCTGGCGCCTCATCGGCAGACCCGAGGGCTCCACGACCGCCGGCACCGGGCCAGAGCCGTTGTCACTCGGGACCGCCGCCGTTGCGGCTTTCACGATCGATATTCAGGGCACCTACGTGGTCGAGTGTCTGGTGAACGGTGGGGCGCCAGACGCGATCATCATCGTCGGCGGCGTGGCGTATCTCGAAACATTCACCAACCCGCTTGGGCTGCTATTGCGCCTCCTGGGTCCAGGCGAAACCAGCGAGGACAATGCGGACCCGCAGATAGCTCAGGGCTGGATCAAGATGCTGAACCGCTGGCTGAAGGTTCTGCGAGCCTTCGTGAGCCAAGCAGCTTTGTTCCTGAGCGATCGCATTCCGCTGCCCAATGGAGTTGGCGCTTCCGGCACTGGCAACGAGGCGACGCGATGGGATCACGTCCACCCACTCAAGCCGGTGCCGGTCCTGACCACGCGGTACTATTTGACCGGCAACCCCTCCGATACTTCGGGCGACTATCTGTTTTCGACGATTCAGCCAGCGCCTGCAGATCTGCAGCCGCCTAGCGGGTCGACCTACCCGATCATTCAAGATTCCCCCGTCGGCGATCCGGGGATCGCGACGTGGCCAGCGGGCGTCGTGATGGCCCACATTGTGGCGCGGGTGCTAAATGCCCATGGCGGGGGAATGTCCTATCCCATGAGTTTCGGCACGTCAGGGGAAGGCGCCGCAATTCTGGGGCGCGTTTCAGGCGGCCGCGGCGGCTTGGCATACCAGACGGCGCCCTGGCCAGATCAGCCGCTGCTGACATCGGATTACCAGACGTTCGTGGTTCCGCTCTACGTGCAAAGCTTGGATGGTAGCGCGGGCGACCGGCTAAGGGCTTGGTTCCGCTGCAACCCCACCGGCGGTACCATCACAGACGAGCAATTTGAGATCCATCTCAGTGACAGCTACCTCGATACGCTTTTCCCTCCCTCAGATGGTGGCACCGGCGGCGACACCTACAAGGTCAAGCGCGACGTCGATGCCACGCCCGTATATGGGGATCAGTTACTCGTCAGTCCGAATGGAAGCCTCTCGCTTGTCAACGATCCCGAGTCCGACTCAATTGACATTCAGGTGGTGTGCAGTTCCGACTTGCCGCTGCCAGACGACCCTGTGGCGTCGGCGGGCGACCCCAACGATCGACCCGCCAGCATAAAGCATGTCCACTCCCTCGTCCCCGCCTCCACCAACGGCAGCAAGCTCTGGACAGGCCTCATCCCAGCCCTCGGGGAGCTTGCAGCAGTTGACTGCGTGTTCTCGGGCGGCTTGGGCGGTAACAGCGGCTGGAGCCAGAGAGGGACGGGCGTCTGGCAGTCGAATGGTTACGGCGGGATACCCCCCATCGCGCTCGACTCGGCAATCCCCTTTGTCGGTATGCGGGTATTGGACGCCGTCGATGGTGTCGAAGCTGGTATCTACGTCCTGACCGATACTGGGCAAGATGTCGTCACGGCCAATACGCCATACTATATCCAGGCCGACGGCTCGCTCGCACTCACACCGCCCACGACATCGGGAAATCTGACGGCCACTGTCTCGGGTCAAGCGGCGACCATCGAGATGCAGTCGTCTGCGATTGGTCTCACGACTTGGCCTGGCGGCACAGTTCCCGTAACCGTAACCGCATGGATAACCGGCGGTTCCGGCGACTACACGTTTGGTTTCATCGTAGGAGAATCCATTGCTTTAGATCGAGGCTACGCTGGCGGAGGAGGCAGCGCCTACTCCTACTCCGACCACGCGCACCTGCCCTCGACTCAGGCCATTACGAGCACACCCCAGCAATTCACGTTCAACGTGCCGGTCACCGGAACGTCGAGTGCTAACCTAACGGACTGGCTCATGTTGGCGCTTACCGCTCATGGCAATGATGGCGCCGTTCTGCACATCGGCTACGACCCTTCACAGTCCGGTGCTATCACCACGCTGTTCACGACGACGTTCTATCACTTTGCAGTCCTGCAACGCTCTTCCGATGCCAACGCTACCGCCGACTTCAGCAATGGGATGTACGTGCTGGTCAACGGCGGCTCTACCCATGCGGGCCAGACGTGGGGAGCGACACTGCCTAGCCCCTTCGAGCTGGACGTCTCATCCCAGTCCTGGACGCAGATCAGCCCGCCAACTTCCACGCCTCTCTACCAGCTTCTTACGGCTGCACAGCTTGGCTTCACCAGCCCCAACACCGGGCAAGCATCGGCGGCGGTTTCGTCGACCACGGGCGAGGTCGTGATTGGGTCGCTGACTTTCGATGAGCGCACCGCCGACCTGGCCGGTACTACGATCCCCGCGACCGGAGTGTGGCGCTCCCACCTACCACTGAGTTTGGGTGGCGACCTCGCGGCCAACACGGTCGTGAAAGCCTACGCAAAGGGCGCACTCGATGGGACTTGGCACCTTGTCGGTACAACGTCGGCACTCCACAGCGCAGGCCCCGGAGTCTTCATCGCGGTAGGCGCCTTTGGCGGCGCCGGCTACTCAATGGGCGGCGCCGAGCCACTGCAGATGCAATTCACGGCGTCGACGGACTCGACGGACGGCGTGACTGTGGCGTGGACCTACAACGATCCGACGCATCAGTGCTACATCGAAGTCCCGATGGTGCTGGGGTTCTCGGGAACTGACAACCACCAAGACCTCATCAAGCGCGGCGTGTTCCTCGTCGCTGGCAATGAAACCAAGTATGGGCATCCCCAGAGCTACATCGAGCCGGGCCGTGTGCATTCGCCATACGGCGACCTGGTGACGACGGTGGGCGGGGTTTTCACGGCGCCCAGAAGCAATTCTGTTCAGATTGATGGCAACGAGGATTTCATTGGCATTGACCTAGAAGCCACGGGAAGTGATCCATGGTTACCCGGCGACCGTCTCTGGGTTCACTACGCTAGTGCTCGCAACGTGGTGGCGATGCGAACTGTGCCGAGCGGTTGCGGAGCGCTCTGGTTCAATGTTCCCCCCGACCCCTCCGACCCATCAGGTAGCTCGCCTACTGTGAGAGTGGGGACTGGCTCCGTGATGTGCTTTGTCTGCAACGGCACCCTATGGGTAGCCGCCACACCACCTGCGTTTGGAAATATCGAATGAAAAACCCATTTGCAGTGCTCCTCGCGACTCTTGGCATCGCCATCGGCGGGAGTACACTCGTCTATGGCGCCTCGGTTGGCTACAGCTACCTCTACGGTAACAACTGCTCAGGCTATGGGTGTACCAACCCGCTCACAACCGTCACCGGCACCCTCGCCGCCGCACATGGCGACGCTGGAGTCAACGTCATGAACAGCCCCGCGCCCACGGCAGTTGGGCAGGCGCTGCTCGCAAAATCTATTGGCCCTTCCGCGAGTGCCAATTGGGCAACCATCCCCGGCGCAAATGCAGATATGATCTGGACGATTCGCAGTAGCGCTGCGGACAACAGTTGGTACAGCGTCACCTACGGCAACGGTACGTTTGTCGCCGTGGCGCCTACGGGGACGGGCAATCGAGTGATGACGTCGCCCGATGGAATCGCATGGACGATCCGCAGCAGCGCTGCGGACAACAGTTGGTCCAGCGTCACCTACGGCAACGGCACGTTTGTCGCCGTGGCGACTACAGGGACGGGCAATCGAGTGATGACATCACCCGATGGGATCACATGGACGATCCGCAGCAGCGCTGCGGACAACAGTTGGTTCAGCGTCACCTACGGCAACGGTACGTTTGTCGCCGTGGCGCCTACGGGGACGGGCAATCGAGTGATGACGTCGCCCGATGGAATCGCATGGACGATCCGCAGTAGCGCTGCGGACAACAACTGGTACAGCGTCACCTACGGCAACGGTACGTTTGTCGCCGTGGCATACTCGGGGACGGGCAATCGAGTGATGACGTCGCCCGATGGAATCGCATGGACGATTCGCAGTAGCGCCGCGGACAACGGCTGGATCAGCGTCACCTACGGCAACGGTACGTTTGTCGCCGTGGCATACACGGGGACGGGCAATCGAGTGATGACGTCGCCCGATGGAATCGCATGGACGATCCGCAGCAGCGCTGCGGACAACAGTTGGCACAGCGTCACCTACGGCAACGGCACGTTTGTCGCCGTGGCGAATACAGGGACGGGCAATCGAGTGATGACGTCGCCACCTTGGACCAACACGCCGCTATCCTCGTCGGTGCCTCCACTCGTCGCCGCAGGCCCCGGTGTGGCCGGCACGGGAACAAGCGCCCAGCGGTCTGATAGCCAGCAAGGGCTCTCCGCGACCAACCCCAACAAGGGCGACTTCTTCCGCTCGCCCGTAGGAACCGATAGCGCCACGAATACCAGCATCGGATGGGATCACGCCTTGGATCTCGTGCGCTACGCGGGCAGTGGTACGGCAGATCCAACGGCTGGGGCAGGCGTGCCTTGCCTACTGGCCTCTGGGTCTCCGCTTAGCATGTGCCTGTACTACCAGACGGTCCATTGCAACGACGGTGGATGTAGCTACGCGATTTGGTGGAAATCGGGCAGTGGTGATACCCAATGGACGCAGTTTGGCACGGGTGGGGGAGGTGGAGGAGGTACCATCGCGCTCACGTCACCGCTTGGAACCATCAACATCGGCGCAGGTGGTGGCCTGACGACCGAGGACGTGGTCTACGGCCATGCGATTCATACAGCGCTGCAGGGTTCCGAATGGAACGTGGCCAGCGGTGTCTGTCCTCTCGACCCGAATACCATGGTTCCGCTGGCGAATCTGTACCCCAGCACCGAATCGCACGCCGGCACCATGAGCGCGGCTGACAAGACCAAGCTCGACGGCATCTCAGCCGGCGCAACCGTTGATGCCTTCACCGTCAAGGCTGCTTCGGGCTCAACGCCAGGCTATCTCGGTGCCGTCTGCGAATCCACCGACAGCAGTATCACCATTGGCCAGACCGGCGACTACGTGACGTTCGCCGCGAACTTCGGCACCGGCGCGGCTCAGGTCTGCAGCGGTGCTACCTGCGCGGGCCTGCAGAGTCAGCTTCCCGCGTGCGCGCCTGGACAGATCGAAATCTTTGGCACAGTTACACAGACCGGGACGGCCACAGGGACGGTTACGAGCCGCACTTGCCAGAATTCGCCCTATCAGCCGGTGGGCAGCTATCAACCGGCGCTACCACCTGGGACAAACAACCAGGTGCTGGCCTACTCTGTGACGGGCACGGGGACCGGAACCAATATCGTAGCCAAAACTCCCAGCGTGAATGCTGGCAATGGCATCTCGGTGAGTGGCACCAACCCGGTCACGGGCCTCACAATTTCGGCCAACATCGCCAGCAGCCGCAACATCTCCACCGCGACTGCTAGCACGACTGCCGTGTCAACGGCTACCACGATGTACGGGTCTGACTCACAGGTGGTGCTGCCTGTGGCCAACGCGACCACGCAGGGCATCTCCAAGGTTGCCAGCAATGCCGCTATCGCCAGCTCGACCAATACAGGCACGGCGTCGTCGACGGCGGGTGCCACCTGCATGCCGGCAGATGCGACGGCCAACGGTGATCACCGGGTCAGCGTGGCGTCTGGGTCGACCCCGTACTACCTGGGGGACGCCGTCATAGCGGCGGCGAGTCCCGCGGTCGGTGGGGCTCCGATCGCCTTGAGTATAGACGACGAAGGCGGTGGTGTGAAGTATCTGATGCTCGGTGCGCGCGCGGGCTCCTCCTCGGTGAGCGGCATGGTGCGGCTCGACCCCAACGCACCCCCTGCCCTCGACGGCGGCCCGGCCACCACGGGCTCGCGTGGGCTTGCGGCTGATTCAGGCAACAAACCCAAGCTGGGCGGCAACTCGCCCACGCCGCGGCAAGCGCTCATCGGCGGGACCTGCAGCAACACCGCCACGGGGACCAACACCACAACCGCGATCAATTTCTGCCCATTGCAAGTCACGGACGTCAACGGCGCGGTGGGCGGCAGTGGGTCGACCAGCCATTACTCCAAGTGGACTGCTGGCAGTCAGCTTGGCAACGCCTTCATCACCGAAGACGCCGCCCAGCCTCAAATGAATGGCAGCTTCTCGGCGGGCACGACCTCGATTGACTATGTGGGACCCGCGCAATACAGCGCGATGGAATTGCCACGAGGCGAGCTGCTATTCAGCAACACCAATGCATCCAATCAGGCGTACCTGGTCAGCAACGCTTACGAGAAGTCAGACGGGACGCAGGCTTACCGCTACACGGGACCAGCGGCAGGGCTGGGGATGCAAGACGGGATTATCTACGCTTTGACGGCGCCGAGCGGGACGCAGAATGCGGCGATTTCGTGGGTGACACAGGCGACGATTTCGTCAACAGGGATTGCGGGCAGCAACATCACGGCCACACCAACGGCGAATGCGATTCCCAAGGCCGATGGTAGCGGGACACTCAATGCGTGGGTGACAAATCACGCCAGCATCTTTCACGACACTTCGCTGGCCACCACCGTAGCGATCGGAGACTATCCTACCTGGCACACCATTCTGACATTTAACACAGGCGGAACTGCTGGAGCCATTGTTGTTCACGCCACGGTGACGGTCAAGTGTAATGGCGGGGGTAGTAGCGCAATCGCTTATGTGAGGCTTGCGATGGGTGCCGCCCAACTCGATGGGCAGTATTTGGCGACCGTGCCAGCCGCTGCATACGGGTACTACGGATACGCGACGTTAAGCGCCAACAGCTACGCGCCATTTTCGGCGGGAGCACACACGGTAGGTCTGCAAGCGTACACCGACACCACTAGCTGCGTCGTCCAGGGAAACGATCAGATCACGGGCGGCTCTGCTGTCCTCGTAGCCACCGAATACACGAACTAGGACCACCATGCCCAAACGCAACCCTCGAACCATCTACGCGACCGGCTGGGGCGCCACCACGTCGCAACTCGCGCGCGACCGCAAGAGCATCTTGCTGCGCACGCCGGCCAACCCGGTCCTCAACCTGGCCGACGCGCGGCTACTGGCGGAGGGGATACTGCGGCTAATCGAAGAAGCGAAGAACCCACCCACGAAGAATGTGATAGACTGAACGAAAGGATCCCACCATGCCGATTACCCCCGCAACAAAGTACGACGTCAGCACCTCGCTGAATTTTTCGTTAGCTTTCTACCTGTCGGGCACCGCGACCCCGGCGACCGACATGAGCGCCGCCATGCGCACCAGCTGGATCTGCAAGTCGTCCCATGAGCTGTCGCTGTGGCTGAAATGGCCAGGCACCAGCGCAGGCGTGACCGCTCCTACCGGGACATGGTCCATCGAAGTGACGAACGACAGTTCCGAGGCGACGGGGATTGCTATCCCGCCAGCCGACATCCCCGGCCTGACGGCGGGACAGCCTGCGGGCACGTCCGGCCGGCTGGTCATCGACCCGCTTTCGATCGCCTCGACCTATTTCGCGGTCGTCTACACGCCGTCGAGTGGCGGCAGTGGCGCGGTCGCGACCGGCGCCGTGGGAGCGTGACGCCATGGCCGATACTCACGCTCGCAGCAAGCAGTCACTCGGTGGACTCACCCAGGACGACATCCCCGACGGCACGACGGCCAAGCAGTTCGTCCCCACCGCCGTCGCCATGACAGGCGGCACCTCAACCGACGTTGTCTCCTCCGACACGGTGACGTCTGGCGCTCTCGTCGTGGCAGGTGCAGCAGTAGGCCCGGCTCCCACTACGCAGAAGTGGAGCGCGGCCAGTGCAGCGTCAGCCAGCTCCCCTGGTATCTGCGGCGGCGTAGCGGTGGCGGCCGTGGGTGCAACTGACCTGGCGCTCAAGGTTCAAAGTGTTGGCATCACCGGCGTGATTGCCGATGCCCTCTGGGACTCCCTACCCGCTACGTCCGACGCGGGCAAGCCGGTCTACCTGAGCAAGACCGTCGGTCACTACACACTGGATGTCTCGGCCTACGTGACGACCGACCGCGTGCAGTCTCTCGGCATTCTCCATGCGGGCGGCACCGGGGCGTGTCGGATCAAGCTGGCGATTGGGCAGTCCCTCACGGCTTTGCAGTGGGTCGCCTTGCTCGCGGGCAACGCATCTATCAAGGACATCCCCGTCACGGCGCTGACGTTCACGCCGGCATACTTGACCGGGGCGACCGATGCAACATCAGTGGTGGCGACCTGGCAGGCTGTGACTGCTGGAAGTTTCGCGGTCACGATTGACGGCACGGCCCGCACCATTTCAGGGCTCAACTTCTCAACCGATACCACAATGGCGCTCGTAGCGAGTCGTATTCAAGCAGCGATTCGCGTGGCTACGAGTGCGCTGGAAACCTTCACTTGGTCGACTGACCACTTCGTCCTGACTTCGGCGAGCACGGCCAATACCAGCGCCGTCACGGTTACGAGCGCCACCGGGTCGGGGACGGACATCAGCGGCGCGGCCGGTGGTTCGCGCTTCTTGTCCTGCAACTCCAGCAAGGGAGTCGTTACGGCCCGCGCACACGGTGTCTACACGCTCCTCACGACCGACCGCCGCTTGCGTCTATCCTGCACCGCTACTGACCCCGTCTGGCTGCTTCTCCCGACGTGCACTGCCGCCGGTGACGGCAAGCAATACATATTCGTCGATACCGGGTACCTCTCGGCGACGAACGTGATCACCCTCGTCCACAACGGGGCAGAGACGATCGCGAATGTCGCAGCAGACATCACGCTAGCGGCAAACGGCGGGGAGATCATTGTCACCTGCGACCTAGTCCACACCAACTGGACCAAGAACGTGGGCAGCATGGCGCAACTGGCGGCCACTCCTACGGCACTACTCGGTAGCGCTCAGGCCAATGCAGTCGCTGGGACCGTTGCGCCTCCCTCCACTGTGAACACGAACACATACACCCCGGTGTTGACCGACGCCTTTCTACCCAAATGGATGACCTATGCTGGCGCAAGCGCCGTCACGCTTCCGCAGGATTCTGACCTGGCGTTCCCCATTGGCAGCTCAATTTCTTTCAAGTGCGCGAACGCCGCAGGCAAGATCACGTTTGCGGCCGGCTCAGGAGCGACGCTAGTGGTGGCTCGCACCGGATGTGCATCGCTAATTCCGCAAAACCCATGGGGCGAGGTCTACAAGTCCGCGGCGAATACGTGGGAACTCATCGGGCCGTTCGTAGGGTGATGCATGTTGTCCATCGGCATACATGCAAGCACGTGGAAGGTAGGACGATTCGGCTATATCCTTGGAGGGTTTGCTGCATCCCCTGTCGCTACTGCGGACTGTACAACATTCTCCACACAGATCACCGCTGCCCTGGCAAGCGCGAATCTGTCGCAGAATAACTATAACGCGTGCTCTTTGAGTGACGCCGTGAGATACGGCTACGCGCTTGGAGGATACAACGCGATTTACCTCATTTCAACTGATCAAATCACTCTCTCCACACAGGTCACCGCCTTGCTCGCTACCTGCAATCTATCGCAATCCAGGTATCGCGCTGGGTCGCTAAGCGACGGATTTCAATTTGGTTATGTCTTAGGGGGGACGAATGGCGCCCCTGTCGCTACTGCCGACTGTACAACATTCTCCACGCAGGTCACCGCTGCCTTGGCAAGCGCGAATCTGTCAGAGGCTCGTTATGGTCTAAGCGGTCTGAGTGACGCCGTGAGATACGGCTACGCGCTTGGAGGATACACCTCCACCTACGTGGCCACGGGTGGGTGTTTGACGTTCAGTACCCAATCACTAGCCGCCCTAGCAAGCGCCAACTTATCACAGGCTCGTAGGTACGCTTGCTCAATGGGCGACCCTGTAAGGTACGTTGGCTATACGATAGGCGGTTCCAATGGGAACGATCTAGCTACTGCGGACTGTACAACATTCTCCACACAGGTCACCGCTGCCTTGACAAGCGCGAATCTGTCGCAGGCTCGTTATGGCGTTTCCGGCATGATCGACGGACTTCAATTTGGTTATGTCTTAGGTGGAGCCAATTCTGGAGGGAATCTAGCTACTGCGGACTGTACAACATTCTCCACACAGATCACCGCTGCCCTGGCAAGCGCGAATCTGTCGGCAGGGAACGCGCGAAGGTATGTGTCATCCGTGAGTGACTACAATGTTTAACCCGCCCCCTGAACTGCTGGCGGCATTTGCGGAAATCCAGCAACCGCGCAGTCGGTATGCACTAGACAAACTGGTGGTTGGGCAGAAGTTTACGCCAGAGGCGCAGTATGCTCAATGCGTGCTGGAAGCACAGATCAAGTGGGTCAACATCCGTCTAGGTCGATTGGAAATGGAGCGTATTGATCTTGAAATTGCAGCCATCACAACGCCGGGCCGGCTCGGCGAAATTGAACGCGAAAAGAAGCAGATAGAAAAAGAACAGACCATGCACGCCATGCTGGGAGCCGAGCGAGAGTTAGCGTGTCTATGCGACATCTTCGGGCAATTCCCTTCAAAGTTCACCTACGAGGAGTTGCAAGCTGCACAACCTGAGGAACACCGTCAACGTCTGTGCATGCACGCCATCCAAGACATTGCGGCGTTCGGCTACGTGACGCCCGGCAACCAGGATGCCCTGCGGATGATCAAGGCCGCACTGGTCATCAACGAAGTCAACGGCAAGAAACAAATCACAATTGAATTGGCGACCGAAACAAATCAACTGAGGGCTCTTCCATGATCAACTTGACTACGAACATCACCATCACGAACGACATTCCCCGCATTGTCAAATGGCAGGTAGCGGACGCGCACGATTGCGCGAACCAGACGCCGCCGTGCCTGACTCTTGCTCTCAACCTGATCGGCCCTGGCGCTGTCATCTTCGGGTCGTACAATCTGGCAATCTTCGATACCTTGGCCAGCACGACCCTCACCGTGAATCCTACGCCACAGGGAATCAGCGACCAGTTTCTCTACGGGTCGGCGGTGCTTACCGGCAACCAATACACGGCTCTTTCGGCAATCTGGAACGGCAATTGCTCGGGTACAGGAACTAGAGCTAAGCGGCTGGCGGCCCTTGAGGCGGCTATTGTATCTGCGGGAGTTCTGTCCGCAGCGTTCTCGGGCACCTAACCATGCGGACAATACTCACGGCTTGCATTCTTCTATCCCTGTCCTGCGCAACCGTCCCGCCGACTCCTGCGCCTGCCTACACCTGTGCCACGGCCTGCGCTCGCGGCACTGTACTCGACTGCGACTGGGCACGGTGGAATCCCGACGTCGGCAACTGCGCTTCTCAGTGCGTGGACTGGCGCGACACTTGGGGGTATGACGTGGCATGTATGAGTAAGGTCGCGACCTGTGAGGCGGCAGAGCATTGCCAGGGCCACACGTACGGAGTGCACAGGCTGAGTAAGAAGAAGTAGCACCCATGGAGTACCGCCGTCCCACACGAGAGGTTGCCACGCCGAGGGCGGTGGACGACTCGGAACACGTTGTGTGGTGCTGGGAAGGCGCAGGGCCGGGTGCACGATTGCGATTGCACGTTGACCAGGTGAAGAACAACATGAGCCAGCAGATTGACGGTGTAGCCAAGGAATCGCGCAAGGACATCACGGCTATCAACAAGCGCCTGTGGTACATCAGCGGTGGGGCGGCGGTGGTTGGGCTGCTCGCCCCTGTCGTCCTGGGAGTCTGGCTCAGCTATAGGCTCAAGGACAGCGATGACCGCGCCGTGAAGCGTGCCGATGTGGAGCAGGCCGTCCAGAAAAGCGCTGCGATGGCAACGGCAAAGAGCCTCGACGATATGGGGCTGTTCAAACAGATGCTCGACAAGCAAGCCGCCGACATCGCACTGCCGACGGTGACGCCAAGGAACCGAAAATGATCTGGACGTTCCTGCGAATCTTCGGCGTGCTCGTGGCCTTCGGCGTGCTGTGCATCGTGTGTTGGTGGTGGAGCAACAAGTAAACCAAGGAACATCACAATGACCCCGTCCATCATCCAAGTCGCATCAGGCCCCGGCTGGGCCATGGTGATCGTGTTACTCGTCGGGCTCGCGGCTATCGTGGGCATCTTCGGTGCGCTGCTCAAAGGGATGTTGGAAAAATTCCACTTGCGCGCTTCTGAGGATGGCCAGATTACACGCGCCTCCATGTTGGCCGCAACCGACACCATGAGAGATATTCGTGAGTCCTGCACCACGTGCCAACAAAGCGTCCTCGTCGTGATCAAGACTGTGATGGGGGAGCAGGTAGAGCGGGTCCTCATGGACATCCGTGTCGAGCACGACGACACTCGAGCCTGTCTGTACGAGTTGCATAAGGACGGCGGGCGCGAGACAGATAGACTCATTGAGAAGCTTGATCAAATCAACAACACGATGCTGACATTGTCTACGCAGGGCGACTCGCCCCCGGTGCTCGGAGTGGGTTCCCAGGTTCGTGAAAGCGTGGCGTCGACGAAATGATATGGCTCGCCCTCGCCCTCGTCGTCCTGGCAATCGTCGTCGGCGCGTTCGCGCTGGGCTGGCGGGCCTCGGCATGGTACTGCCAGCAAGCGACTCCGAGCTGTCCGCGGTGGCGCCCCCAGTGGCTTGCCATGTGGATCGCTGGCCTGAAGAAGCAATACCCCAACGGCTCGCATGAGCGGCGCCCTACGCCCGCGCCCACGCCGGGAGCGGTCCCGATGGCTAGGCTTGACAACGAATGGCGCGCGGGGATACCATCTCAACGAATGGACACGCCGGTAACGGGCTGCGAAAATCCAAAGCGAAAAACATGAAAGAAATCCCCCTCACGCAGGGCAAGGTCGCGCTCGTCGATGACGAGGACTTCGAGGTGCTGAACGCGTTCAAGTGGTGCGCGGGACGAGATAAACGAACCTTCTACGTCATGCGGCGTGTACGTAGGCCGAGCGGAGGGTGGACAACGGAGAAAATGCACCGAGTGATTCTCATGCGTAAGCTAGGCCATTCGCTTGCCAAGGACGAACAGAGTGACCACGTCAATGGCGATGGCCTCGACAACCGACGCGAGAACCTGCAGATGGCTACAACAGCGCAGAATCAACGAAACTGTCATCGGTTCATGCACACGGTAACTAGCCGATATCTAGGAGTGTGCTGGCACAAGCATTTTGCAAAGTGGACGCCGCGAGTTGGAGTTGCCAGAAAGCGCGTCAGCCTAGGCTATTATCGCACCGAATCCGAAGCCGCCCTTGCTCGCGAGTTCTACATCGCCGCACACCCCGAGCTACAGGCACGTAGCAACTTTGCAGGGCATGAACTGACACTGTGAAAGGGACCACACACATGCGCATAAATCTGAACACAATCCTGATCGTGCTCGCTGGGTTGGGCGTATTTTCCCCCGACATTGCCTCGGTGGCCGCGTGGCTCGCGTCCATGAACGTCGCGTGGCTGGGGACCGTCGTGAAAGGGCTAGGCCTGCTCGCGGCGTTCTGTAGCGCCGCGCCCCTGGTGGTTCCTCGGTTGCGCTCGTTCCTGGCGCTGCTTGGCCTGGCGACTCCTCCCGGGGCGGTGGCCCCATGGGACCCGACACGAGACGCGGGACCGGGCGCTGCCCCTCGCGCGACCACCACGACGAACGTCGTGGCTCTCCCTGGCAACCCAACTCCTCCTGCCGGTACTCCGCGACGTGGCCCCTACGGGCCCGGCCCGCTGGCACTGCTGGTCCTGGCTGGCTCGCTGCTGTGGGGCTCTACCGCGAGGGCGCAGACACAACCGACTAGCCCCCAGCTTGGTGGATGCATCGCTAACGGCGAGATGTGTTTTGGAACCGCTGCCGACGTGGTGCTGACCAAGATAGGATTGTCGGGCGACAACAAGGGAATCTCGGGCGGCTTCTCGACAGGCGTGGGTTACGGTGCGACCTTCGCCCCTGACAAGTTCTACGCGACCGGGCTGGACCTGTTTTTGAATGTCAACCTGAGCGGAACTTCTGGTGTTGCAAGCCGTGTCTCACCCGCAATCATGCTCCATGCGATGAACTACCTGTTCCTGGGCTTGGGCCTGGACATCATCGCTCCAACCGATACCGTGAGCAGCTACGGGACAGGGTGGTCGCTGTTGCTCGGATTCGGTTCGACCATCACCAGTATCACGCCGGGGTACGCAAAGAAGGAAGCCATTCGACAACTGGCAGCAGAGCGGGCCAGCGCGGAGGCAGGCAAGTGAACGAGGAGGAGATCCAAACTCGCATCCGGCAGGGCATCGCCGACGGCATTCGCAAGCTCGAAGAGGGCCGGAGACTGGACGTGCTGTTCGCCGCAATTCGCGCGATCGAAGATCGCGACGAGCGCGTACGTGCCGTGCGAAAAATCTTCGAGGTCTTCGGGCCAGCGGCGGGACCGAACACAGGAGGAACGACATGATTGGTGATCTTGCTTCTGGCTTCGCTCGTGGCTGTCTTGGCGTGGTGATGCTGCTCGGGCTTGCGGGCGCTCAGTGTGCGCAGCCGCAGCCCATCCCTACGCCGCCGCAGGTGGTTGATGCCGCGCCACCTCCTCCGTTTACTGGCCTCATTGTCAACTGCGGTGAAGTGCGAGCCCAGGTCGTAGCCGCTCGCCCAGCGGTACAGACCTGTCTGGCGACACAACCACCTGTCGCAACCATCCCACCTGTTCCCGCAGCGGTGGACAATGCGCTACCGGCCGACGGCTGCATGGTAGACCTACTGTCCACGTGGGGCCCTGGCCCACTGGCGTGCGCCGTGCGGGCCGAGGGCATGCAGGCGTTTGCCCGCGGGCACACCGACGCTGGGACCAACACTGACCAGGCCGTGGCGCATGCGTCGCGACTTTGGATCACGAGCCACGGCATCGGGTACAAGGATTGACCATGAACAAGATGCGCTTTCTCGGCAAGCTACCGTTTCAGCCTGACCACCGCGACCTGAAGCTGGCCAAGTACATCGACAAGGCCAAGTTGATCGAGGCTGCGCAGGTTCCCGGCGCCGTGGACTGGGGCGTCTTCCCGACGCCGGACGGTTCGGATCCAGCGCCCGACACTGACCCGCTTGGCAACGACAAGGCCGGTGATTGCGTGTACGCGGCCCCTGGACACATGGTCAATCTTGTGGCCCAGCTCACCGGGGCACCCGTGAGGGTCACGACCGCTATGGCGATTGGAGCCTACTCGGAAGACACCGGATACGACCCGGTCACCGGCGCCAACGACAACGGCGCCAACATCCGCGACATGCTAAACCGCTGGCGGAAGCGGGGCCTGTACGGCACGACCCTCGCGGTCTACTGCGCGGTAGACCGGAACGACGCCGACGAGGTCACGATCGCAACCTGGCTCTGCGGTGGGCTCATCGGCGGATACAACTTGCCCAAGTCGGTTTGGGCACAAAATCCAGATTGGTACGTGCCCGACCCACTCACGCCAGACGATGAGACAATCATCGGGGGCCATTGCGTGTTCTGGCATGGGACATCGCCAGGGCTCGACAACGGCACATCTTGGGGTGAGGACACAAGCGCGACGCCACCGTGGCGGAGACGGCACTGCGAGGAGCTTTGGGCGCCGCTACTCAGCATGTGGGTGCTGCGCTCGGGCCGGGCGCCAAACGGGTTTGCATGGGGGGATCTGCTTGCGGATGTGAGCGCGAGGGGCGAATGATCCGCTCCCTCCTACTCGAAAACGCGCTCCGGACCCACCGGCTGCGGATCTTCGCACGACTACCCGGCGCGCCGCTACCGTGTCCGCTAGAAGAACTCGACGAGGTCACGCGGGCTTGCTGGGAGCTGCTGTTCGACTTCGAGCGACGAAACCAGGAGGTGCGGCCGTGACTCGCACCGGCCAGGCCCACCAGCTCTATGCCGAGGGCAAGACCGCGCGGGAAGTTGCGGGCATCATGCACCTTGGACTCGACAGCGCGCGCAACCTCAAGTACAAGCCCGCCAGCACACGTGAGGCCCGTGCGCCCATCCCGGCCGCTACCGAGGCGGCCTGCGTGGCGCTGCTCAATGACAGGCGCACGACAAGAGCCATCGCCGATGAGCTGCACATCTCGCCTGCGTCGGTATACGCGATTCGCGATCGGAACGGACTGACGACCAACCGGCGCAAGAAGCGGCACCTGATGTCCGACCAGGACACGCGCGCGGGCCTGCCGACCTGCCAGTGGTGCCCAATGCTAGCGCCTTGTACCTGTACCGGGCCGATGCGTGCGGCGGACTTCGTCGGGCGCGCCGGCGAGTCGCGTGGCTCGCTCGTACTGCCGAGGCCGTTCTGAGTGGAGGTGAGACTTGCTGATTCCTCAGTTTGTCCAGGCCCTGCACTACCAGGCGGCGAGCCGTAGCGCAATCAGTTGGGTTGTTCTCCACACCATGGAGGCCCCCTGCGTGACCGGCATGGCCCAGCGGTGCGCGCACAGCATGACGGGTGGCGGACGCATCGATAGCGCCCACTATGCCTGCGACCCTGCCAACGTGATCCAGATGGTGCGCGAGCAGGACATTGCATGGCACTGCCGCAGCGATGCGACAGGCACGGTCAACCGTCTGAGTATCGGCGTCGAGCACGCGGGATACACGCTCGGCACTCCAACCGACTGGCCGCACGACCCACACGCGCAGGGCATGATGGACCTGAGCGCTCAGCTCGTGGCGGACATCTGCAGCCGCTACAACGTGCCGGTGGTGCGCTTGACGGTCGAGCAGATTCAGGCGGGCCAGCGGGGCATCATTGCCCATATCGACGCGACCCACGCCTTCAACGTGCCGGGCGGGCACGTCGACGGCTCCACGTGGCCGTGGGATCAATACCTGCCCGTAGTGCAAGCGCTGGTCAAAACGCCAGACGTCGAGATGATGTCATAGAGGCGAGCATCCAAACAGAGGAGGGCCTTCGTCATGTGGTTGTTCTTTTCGATTCCTGTCATTTTCATCATCATGGGTCTTGTCATCTGGGTGGCAGCGGCCAAGCCCAAGGTCAGCGAGTTCGGCAAGATGGCGGTATTCGTCGGGCTGTTCTGGTTGTGCTCGTCGTTGACGACACACTACTTCCCCCACCGCTGACCGCTTGACAGCCACCGCGCGACGGGCGACACTGCCGCAATGGACGCCGACAAGCTCCGCGAACATGCCTAAGTTCTTCATCCCCGGCCCGCTTCCCGGCCTCAACGAAATGATCGACCAGGCCAAGGGCTGCGGTGGCCGCGGTGCCCGGTACGCGCGAATCAAGGACCAGTGGACGCAGACCTGCGCGCTCCATGCCCTGGCTGCCGAGCTCAAGCCCATGGCCCGTGTGCAGCTAGAATTCCACTGGATAGAGCGCACCCGCCAGCGCAACCCCGACAACATCGCAGCAGCGCACAAGTACATCCTGGACGGTCTGGTTACCGCCAAGGTGCTGGCGAACGACGGCTGGAAGCAGGTGGCAGGCTGGTCAGATTCGTTCGAGGTTGGTGACCGGCTCGGCGTGTGGGTCACGGTCGAGCCGGTCTGACCTCGGCGCGCGCGGTGGCGATTGGGATAGGCCCACGCTCCAAGGGGCAGACAGCCGAACGGCCCGAGGTACAAGTTCTTGACTTGCGCCGCCGGGCCGTTCAAACTGTCGCTTGATGAGAACTACAAGGGTAAAGTCCCACGTAGTTATCCCGCTGTCAAGCGGGTTGAAAGGCGCCTCGAAGGGCGCTGTTGTTGCGCAAGCATCGTCCGGTCTCGTCAGGTCAACGGCGGCAGCCGAAATACTCCGCGCCCAATCGGGCGAGCACTCGAAACGCCGGCTCAGGATCCTCGGGCCACAGGGACGCTACCGCTGTCCTTGGCGCCGGCGCGAACCACCGCAACGGCTCACACGTGGATGCGTACCAAGCCAGCCCGCACGAAGAGTGACGGCTCGCCGGCGTACGGGACACGTGACAGCGCGTGTATGGGGCGAGCGCGCGACATAGAGCTGACCCGACGCAAAAAGACCCGCCGGCGTCAGTAGCAGCAGAGGACACGGAGCAAGAGGCAGAGCAGACCCAGACTCTCTTGGGTCAGGAAGAGCGGTCTGTCAATTGTGCTTGACGGCTAGCGTGAGTATGGTAACATATGGCCATGGGCCAGGTATCAAAGCGCTTCCGCCTGAGCTTCGTCGTGCTGGACGAGGACGCCGAGGCCTGCCTGGACATCGACCTTGCGCCCGGTGACCTGCCTGGCGCGAGCGTAGACGGCCACGGGGCCATCCCGGTGCAGCTCACGGTGACAGACCGCCAGGGCGTGACCCGCACGGTCCAGGCCGAGGCGCGGCCGGTCTAGGGCCTGACCCGGCGAAACGTCAGCGTCCAGGCCCAGGGGTTTGACGCCCACGAGGCGCGCTTGCCGTTGATGCGGTCCCAGGCGTTCGCAAAGCAACGCTTGTGCGCGTCGTAAATCGTTCCAGGGTCTCCATCTGGCCAATGCACGGAGTGGTCTCCCGGTGTGCCCTCTGCCCGCGCATCCTCCTCGGTGATGTTCTGGAGCCGCTGCACGCGCACATCTGTGATTTCCAGGTCGATGCGTGAATCCTTGCGCTTGAGAAACCATGGGGACCGCCAGCGCGGACATTCTGGGTCGTCACGTTCTTCGCTGGGCCATTCACCAGGCAAGCGCTCCGGGTCTCCATCGGCGCGGAATTCGATGTGCGAAGGGTCACCATCGTCAAACGGTGCAACGTCGTAGATTTGCGCCCAAGTCTCACGCACCCAGAGCCGGTCGCCGACGTACCATGGAATGCGAATGCCGCGCCCATGGCCATCTTCGAGACCGCTCGGCACAAATGGGCTTCGCCGCACGCCCGCGCTTGGCTGCGGCTTGACCAGCCTCCTGGTCTGCGTTTTTGCTCCACTCAGCAGCGCGCGGACACTCTCGGCCGTAAATATGATGGGTCGTTCTTTCATGTGTTGTTCTCCCGTTCCCGTCGCGACGATGCAGGCCGAAGCCGAGATGTTGCCGGTCTGACTAGGGCTGCTCCCAGGGGTGGCAAGGCGCGCCGCCGCGCCTCGCTCAGCCGGCCTTTGCTGCCTGCCAATCAATCGTCGTCGAGCCCGCCCCCATTCGCGAGCCGGTAGTCGTCTTCTGGTGACGTTAGGTTCTTGATCAGGACGTAGTGTCCAGGCTCAAGCAGGCGCATGGCAGATATCGGGCCGATGCCGACCGAGGCACAGATTGCCAGGTGTTCCGACAATCCACCGGACGGCATGGGCATCGTCGGCAGGCGTTCGTTCATGGCTCCATCTTCCTAATCTGTTGCTCTCGGGTTGGGACAGGCCGCCGGCAGTCGCCAGGCTCGCGGGTCGCGTCTGCTGCGTCCAGGGCTGCGGCTGCCATGCGTCCTATGGTTGGATTATCCCGGGCCTCAGTCTCGACATGGCGGAGCTTTTTGATCGACGGGTACAGCGCCCGTACGACGGCGCAGGCGACTGCGTGAATGCGTTCGTCGCGAGTCATGGGCTAGATGCTCTCCTTGAGCAAGCGAATCTGCTTCGCCACATCGGCCCCAATGCCGTCCACGAAGATGGCGCAGTCTTCGTAGCCCTTGCGGACGCCGTTCACGTGGTCATCGTGGGGCGTGATTTCTCTGCCTGTTCTCGTTGAAACTCGCTTCATGGCGTCCTCGGCGCAGGTATCCAGTTCACCTGCGCGCGCGCGAGGCAATATCCGCAGATGCGGTCAGTAGGCAGCGCGGAACCGTCGTCTTCACCGTCGCATCGCCCACAGATGGAAAAGCGGTTTCCATTGAGGTACAGGTGGGCCACTCCCGAGGAGTTACCGAGCAGCTCATAGTCGTCGTTGAATTGTAGCGTCACTGTTCTCATGGTTGCACCTCGTTCCCCTTTTCGTCGACCACCAGCACGGTCACGCGGCAGCGCCTGGGAATGGTGGCCGGCCTCCCAGTCGGCCTGGTGGGGGTCGGCGACGTACAGTCGTCTAGACCCACTGGGCAGGATCGAACCTCGCCGGGCTGCCCCATGGTCGGCGATGCCCCCAACAGGCGTTTGGGCGGCTGTTGACCCGCCACGCTCGGAATCTCAAGTTGCGCATCGGCCGGCAGTTCTCGCGCCGCCTTGGTGATGGCCGCCTCAGTCGCGCGCAGTAGCCTACGCCGTGGCGTCCCGTCGCCGTTTGCCTGACGATAGCGCAGAACGGTCAACTCGCTGACCAGGGCCGCGCTCGCTACGTCGGCCACACGTGCGGCTGGGATGTGGATTCTCTCAGGCATGCTTGCCCTTCCGTTGCTCTGCGGTGAATCCCGCATCCCACGCGGCGTACAGGTACGGCACTACCGCGGCGTGGCCTTCTCGAATGAGTTTCTCGATCATCTCGGCCAGGTCGGTCCTGCGTTGGTCCTGTGGCGTCGCCACTGGTCGCGAGGGCACCGGCGTCGCTTCGTTGCCCACACAGCACGGGCACAATTCGCACTTCCCGCGCCGATGCCGGCACAGCGAGTGACCGCAGCGCTGGCAGAGCAGCGGAGGCATTAGCGGACCTCTCCAAAGTCGAAGACTTCTTGGCTCAGACGCTTGGCTGCAATCTCGCAGTAGCGCTCTTCGATTTCGATACCCACCGCGCGGCGACCGAGTTCCTTGGCTGCAACAAGAAAGGATCCGCTCCCAGTAAACGGATCTACGATCAACCCCTGATCCGGCGATGCATGTCTGACCAGCCAACTGCACAGACGCGGTTGTTTTGGAGATGGATGCTCGATCCACTTCGGCGCCGACTGCTGGATAGCGTGAATTGTCAGAACGTCCGTAGGCCACTTAGCCTTTCCGTACACGAGGATCGGAGTCCAGTGACTAAACCCTCCACTGGTAGCGCGAGAATTGGCCGCCTCTCGATGGCAGCAAAGAACCCAGTCTGCCCTAGGATAGTCCCACATTGTCGTTGGGCCAGTTGTGAAACACACCACCGGGGCAACGTGGCGGGCAAGCTCCAGCCAGCCTGACGGGATGTCTGCGTCCCACAGCGCACCCTTGAAATCGAGACCATATGGAGGATCGGTTATGACGGCGTCAGCGCGTTCAATCGTCGGCAGAATCTCGCGGCAATCGCCGTGGAAAATCTGGATTCCCGCATGGTCATAGTAGGGTTTCACGCAATCCCCTCCGGCACGAGCCGCATCACCGGCGTCTCGCTAGCCGCGCAGACGTCGCAAATCGTAGGCCCCTGCATCGGCTCGTGGCAGACGCAGCAGCGCTCCTGATCGAAGATGGCTTCGATGCAGGCAGCGGCCAGAGTCTCCACGTTGGCAGTCCATGGGCAGGCCCGGAGGGCATCCGCCACTTTGTGGATGAGGAGGCGGTCGACCGGCGCGCTCATGTCCCGCGCTCCAATCGCATCGCCCGCCTGGCGACCCGGAGCCAGTATGCTTTCGTGGCTTCCCCGCATAGCGTCCAGCGCACGGCTATGCCAGCGCGAGGGTACCTACCGCCAGCACTGGCCAACTCCATCGCGAGCTGAGTAACGGTGAGTCGCTTGGGGCGGGTCATCGTCCGCGCTCCAATCCCGCCAGCACCGCATCGACCCGCTTGGCGAAATCGCCCAGGTCGGTTTCCTCGCGCGCGATGGTGCGGATCTGCAACAGCGCCTCGGCCGCGTCGAGCAGGAGGCCCAGCGTCTTCGACGTGACGAGGTTGATCTGCTGGCCGCCAATCGTCGGAGCGTTTCTCTGTGCGGCGCGAAGTCCCTCAAGCAGCTTCGGCGTCAGTTCGTTCGGCATGCCAGAATCGTGGCTAGCAATTTGCAAGCCACTTAGCGGCATGAGCAAAACGCAAGGCAAGCCCGAGAAAGTCAATCACTGGTCCCGTTACCCAGAGCAGCTAGCCGGAATTCGCATTTCCACCGAGCTTTCCACGGCTATCGAGGCCCGCGCCAAGTCCCGCAAGCTACGCGTTTCGGACTACGTGCGCGCCGTGTTAGAGACTGACTGCGGTCTGGTAGGTGCGCAATCTGGCGCGCACTTTGACGCGGAAACTGCGTAGCGGACTGCGCGCAACTGCGAAGCAAAATGCGCGCTTTTTATGCGCTGTATGCATACGCACCACGAAAACGCGCCATCGATTGCGCCGCGAATTGCGGCACGCCAAATGCTTTACCAATGCCCATGACGACTTCAACAAAGACCACGACTCGACTCTCCACGACGATTGCCGCTCACGCGGCGGCTGCCCACCAGACAATCGCCGAGTACCTGGCCGACGAGGCAATGCGAATCTCGGCCATCCGTCTAGGACGCGCGACCGAGGCCGCGCTCGCTCTGCCACGCCAGCAGACACGAGCGTGGCTGGCCACGACACATGGCAAAAAAGGCATCCCGGCGCTGCCGGCAATCGAGGATGACGATCCCGACACGCTGGACGAGTTGTACTACCCGGCCGAGCTGCCCAACGCGCAGACCGTCGACGGCGAAATGACTGGCCTACACCGAGTGCTCGTGACTGCGGTTTTTGGCGCAACTACACGGAGGAGCTAACCTATGATCGATACCCGAGCCGCCCGTGAGCACGCATGCGACGCTGACTGCGCCGACACCATCGACGAGACCAGCACCTGCACAGTCTGTGGCGCCTACCACGGCGACCCGTGCCCGGATTGCGGCGGACGCGGCTATCATTCCGCGGATTGCAACCACGTAGACGAGGAGACCTGACCATGACGACTAACACATACGAGGCGCTGCGAAAGGCCGAGGAGTTTTTGTTTCAGGCAGCCAGTTGGCTGAAGATAGCCCGCAACGGAAAATTGGCCGACGCTCGTGCAGCCTGCGACAAACGCGGCGAGAACGCAATCAACGCGCATGCCTCCGCGCTGCTCTGCAGTCGTGCTCTGATACGCGCCGAGGCCCTAGTGCTCGAAGCGCGCGAGATAATCGCCTAGGAGGATTGACCATGCTGCCCCAAATCCTACTCGCCGCAATCCTGGCCCAGGACGCTGGCCGCTTGACCACTGCAGATTTCCTCGAATCGGCCGAACGGCTCGACCACGCGGCGACGATGGCCGGCGCGCTTGAGGCAGATTTTGAGGTCGAGACGGCGGCTGACGCTGTACTGGCCACACCACAGGGCCAAGCGCTCGTACTGTCCACACTGCTCTGCGAGGCCCGGCAGACTCAGGACGACCTAGCCGACCTACTGGCGCGCGGGGGCGAACGCGGCTACGTGTCCCGCCAGATGCGGATTGCGGCCGCGCGCGAACAGCGGGCCCGGCTGGGGTTGTCGATGGGTCTGGCGCCGCTGGCCTGCGACGATGCGGCGGTGGTGGCACTGCTACAGTGCCTGTCAATCTACGCGCCGGCCGAGTGCGCGACTGATAACGGGCTGGCCACCCAGGTGCGAGCGGCCACGCGACTGACGGAGACGCCTTGATGGATACCAAGCGCTTCTGGCCCTGGTTCGTCGTCCCACCCATGTGGCCGGTGCTCGCGGTGTTGTTGGCGACCTATGCGGTGGCGACACTCGTGGAATGGCAAAGGTAGTCATGCACACCATCCCGCGCTTTTGCGTCTTGTGCGGCAACCACGTGGCCGGCATGTGGCGGCTGCCCCGCGACGAGGATTGGAACGTGGCGCGCGTCCTGCTCCTGTGCTCCGAGTGCGCGGCGAACGAGGGCGCGTACTGCGTGCATGTCGACGGGATGGACGACTGCGAGCCATCGCGGCCGTTTGTCGACGTGGCGGATTTGCCTGCGCTCGTCGCGGCTGGCGTCTGCTGGTGCGTGCCTAATGTGCTGGTGCCGTGGTGCCCGGCTCATGGGTGCAATTTGGCAGACGAGCGAATGGTGCAAGACGAAATGGAGGAATGACCACAATGAAACACATTGTATACGTACTGGACAAGCCACTGAACGAGACCTGGACCAAAGAGGAAATCTCCCGTCTGGCCGAGGAGAAGGCGCGCAAGCGGGCCGCCGACTTGGCCGCTCTCCTGGACACGGCCCCGGAGCACATGAGCCTCAAGAATGAGGCTGCATGGAAGAAATACGTAGAGGTGAACAAGACCGACAGTTACAGCAACGGCGTCATTGTGTTTGCGAAGTTGTGGGCGCGTCTCATGGAAGCCAACATCGCGGCCGGGAAGACCATCGAGGACTGTGCCGACGAATGCAGCCACCTTGCCGACACGGACGGGATCACGGGGTTCATGTACGGATGCGCGGTTTCCATCCTGGCGCAAGTTTGGCTTCATGGCGAAATTCTACGGCGATGGCACAACAAGAAAACGCAGATAGGGACTGAAGGCGACAAGGCCAACGAGACCGGCGGCGTTCTTAACCCAGCGTTGCTGTCGATAAGAGCTTGACCACAATGACCACCGCCGACCGCAACCGCCTTCTCGTCAGACTGCGTGTGCTAATCTACGAGGCCGAGGACCACGTGCGCGACCTGGAACATCAAATCGCACACCAGGAAACAAAGGCGGCAAACGTGCTGCTGTCGGGCTGGAAGGAAGTGGCGCAGGTGTGGAGAGAGCGGAAGGCGAAAGTCGAGGATGGGCAATGAGCGCCTGGGTGTGGCGTTGCTACCTATCCGCTTACCTTCGACGCTTGTGGTATCGAGGCTCGACGCAGGCGTGCACTTGCCCAGGCTGCCCGGAAATCATCCCGCGTTGGTGGGCCAATGGAATGTGCCGAGACTGCTCGTGCGAAGATTGCGAACACGATAGCGAAGACACCCAGCGCCAGCGGGACGAATGGATGCAATACGAAAGGGACACACGATGATCCGCGCACACGAATGCTTCCGCTGTGGCCATCGTTGTGAATGTAAATCAGGCAATCGCGGCGGTGACTGCGATGGCTGCGGACGGTGCGACAGACGCGCTTTTGTTGATTCTTGGCCCGGCGTGACAATCGCTGCCATCCTGCTGGGGGAGATTGTAGCGATGGCGTGGTGCTGGCTCGGGTAGCCGCGCGACGGGCGGACGAATTCTCTTGATTTCATTTTGTGGGAATTGTAGAAAGGACGACATGGGCAAGGTGAACAAGGGACTGATTTACGAGATGCGCGCCAAGGGATTCGTGACCATAGTGGAGGCAGCCAGGATTGTGCGGCGGTCGAAATGGACTGTCTACTACTGGGCTGAGCATATACTCGGATTGCCGGACGTGAGGCGCCTTGGCAAATCGTGGTTTGTGTGCAAGGTCGCGGTGCAGATGTTGGCCCATGGGCGTAGGGCTGGGGGTGGAGGGCGGCCATGAACCGCAAAATGACGATAGCGTGGCACGAGGAGCGGCTTAGGAAGCGTCGCTTGAGCCTGGCCAATGAACGCAACAGAGTCAACGCTATGCTGGAGGCCGTTCTCCGCTCAGAAGAAGAGGCTGATAGCTTAGCGGCTAGAATAGCGTGCGCAAAAGCGAAGGGTCTTACCGGGTTTGACCCTGATCGCTTTGGAATTTCACGTAAGGCAGGGGGGGGGAAGCCATGACCGCCAAACAAGCCGCCGCAGCCGCTCGGGCCAAGAAGCTCGAAGCCGAGACGATTGAGCGCATGGCGGCCACGTATCGGCAGTATGTCTATGCCTGTCGCGGGGAAGTGCCGCTGGGCAACTATTACGACGCCAGCGAGGAGGCCAAGGAGACCTGGCGAGAGCAGGCCGAAGAGGCGGCGAAGACGGGCGGGCTGGTTAAACAATGAAGACCTGCGGGCAGTGCAAAAACTGGGGTAAGTGGCGGCCCATGTATTGCGGAGCAAACGCGCCAGCGTGGGCCGACAACCACTACACCAGTAGTTTCCGCTGGTGCGCCAGCGACAACGAACAGGCAGATGGTTGCGATTGCTTCGTTCGGCGCGAGCCCAAGCCCACGACTGAACCAAACAAGGAGACCGACCGATGAAGATCGTTGAATTGCACGCAGAAAACGTCAAACGGTTGCGAGTTGTCGACATCACGCCAAAGAGCAATGTCGTCATCGTGGGCGGCAAGAATGGCGCCGGCAAGTCCACGGTGCTGGACTGCATCCGCATGGCATTCAGCGGAGCCAAAGGCGTGGACGCGGTCCCGGTGCGAACCGGCCAGACTGCCGCCAAGATCATCGTCGACACCGGCGAGCTGAAGATCGAACGTCGATTCTCTACCGCAACCGGGACGCAGCTCATCGTCACGGGAGCGGACGGCAAGCGCATTGCGAGCCCTCAGACCGTGCTGGACAAGCTATACTCGTCGGTGGCGTTCGACCCCTTGGAATTCGCACGGGCGAAGCCGGCCGAACAGGCGGCTACGTTGCGTCGGATCGTGGGCCTGGATTTTTCCGCGCTGGATGCAGAGCGGGCGCGTATCTACCAGGAGCGCGAAGCGTGCGGAAGGTTGGGGACGCAGGCGAAGGCGCGGCTTGCCGCCATGCCGGAACCGGCGGCGGACGTTCCAGCAGAAGAGGTCAGCGTCGCGGATCTGATGGCCGAGAAGGAAAAGGGTGACCAGATCAATTTGGTCCACGCACAGGTACGGCGGCAACACGAGAGAGACGCGGAGACAGTTGAAGCAAAGGCTAGAATTGTGGAGCGAAAACGTCAGGAACTGACCGAAGCCGAGGACCACTTAGCGTTTGCGAAAGCCGTTGAAGCCACTGCTCAGAAGGTTGTGGATGCTCTTGATGATGACATCGACACCGCTCCCCTCGTCGAGAAGATCAAGGGTGCCGCGACCGTCAACCGAGCCATCCAGGAGAAGGCTGCACGGGCTCGCGAGGCCACGCAGTATGATGCGCTTCGGACCCAATACGCCAGCGCCACCAAGGCAATCGAGGCCATCGACGCCGAGAAGGAAAGCAAGCTCACGTCTGCCAAGTGGCCAATCGAGGGGCTCGGCTTCTCGCCCAACGGCGTGACCTACAGGGGTCTGCCCTTTGAGCAGGCGAGCGAGTCGGAGCGCGTGCGGGTCAGCGTGTCCATTGGGTGCGCGCAGAACCCGGAGCTGAAAGTCATGCTCATCAAAGAGGGCTGCCAGCTCGATGACGACAGCATGGCGGAGGTGTGCCGGATGGCAGGGGAGAAAGATGCGATGGTCTGGATTGAAAGAGTTGGGACGAAAGACCAGGGCGCCGTCATCCTCGAAGACGGCGAAGTGAAGCCAGACGACAACAAGGGAGGGGAATGACCAATGGATGTTCGGCTCACAAAATACGATTCCCGCGAAGAGTGGCTGGCGTCGCGCACCTCAACTATCGGCGCGTCTGAATCTGCGGCGCTGCTGGGGCTGGCCCCCGATGGCCGCGAGTCCGAGTTCTCATTGTGGACAAAGAAGACCGGGCTTGTGCCTCCCGAGGAACTCGACGGCGAATGGCTGGAATGGGGCCAGATCCTCGAAGATCCTATTGCCCAGCGGTACGCGAAGCGCACGGGCAACGTGCTCTGGACGCCGCCTACCCCATGGTGTGTGGCGGTCCATCCGCGTTTCCCCTTCCTGACTGCGACGGTCGACCGCTGGATCATCGAGGCAACTGGTCACGAAGACCGCGGCGACCTGGAGATCAAGAACGTCGGCGCCTTCAATTCAGACTGGCGCGACGGCAAGGACGTCTCGCTTCCCTTGTACGTACAAGCCCAAGTTCAGCACCAGCTCGCTGTCACGGGTTTCGGCTGGGCGGTCGTAGCGGCGCTCATCGGCGGGAATAGCCTCAAGACAATCGAGGTCGCGCGCAATCAGGAGTTCATCGACGAATTGGAAGCCAAGGCGGTTGAATTCTGGGACCGGGTACAGCGGAAGGAAGCGCCGGCAATTGATGGCAGCGTGGCTAGTAATAACGCCGTCAAAGTTCTCCACATGGACGATTCGGGCGAGACGGTCGACCTGGACGAGGATGCCCGCAGCCTTGCCGACGGGTGGGAGGAAGCGAAGGAGGATGAGAAGACTGCCAAGGCGCACGCACTGGAAGCCGACAACAAGCTTCGGGCCATGCTCGGGAAGGCAACGTTTGGCAAGCTTCCAGACGGGCGGATCGTCAGTCTCAAGACCACCGAGCGCAAGGGCTACACGTCGGTAGTGGAGCCCACAAAATTCAGAACCCTCAAGATCATCGAACCGAAAGGAAAGAAGACATGACCGACAAGACCGAAATGGTGCGCGTCCCGAACGCGGGCGAGATTGCAAGGCAGGAATTCGGAGCTTCAGGGCTCGAACACCGGGCAGAGACCGCCAGCACGGCCCTCGCCGAACAGGCAAAGGCGGCAGTGCAGGCCCGCTACGTCATGGCGCTGCAGCGCCCGCGCGACCTATTCCAGGTGCGCGAGAAGCTGCTGGCCGACTGCAAGCGCCCATTGTTCGCCGAGAAGGCGATCTACAACAAGCCCATCGGCAAGGGCGTCGAGGGGCCGTCCATCCGCATGGCAGAAGCCGCCAGTCGGGCCATGACCAACGTGTTCACCGACGTGTTTGCCATCTACGACGATTCAAGCAAGCGCATCGTGCGCGTGTGTGCCAGCGACCTGGAGGCGAATGTCACGTACACCAAGGACGTCACGGTCAACAAGACCATCGAACGCCGGGCGCAGTTGGAAGGCCGCAAGATACTTAGCCAGCGGATCAACTCCAAGGGCGACACCACCTACACATTCGAGGCGACCGACGACGAAATCCTCGACCGCGAGAACGCACTAGCGTCCAAGGCGATGCGGACTTGCCTGCTGCGCCTCGTGCCGGGCGACATCCTTGAGGAGGCAATCGCGGCCTGCTACGCCACCATGGAGAACAAAGACGCAGCCGACCCAGCGGCGGCACGCAAGGGGATGTGTGATGCGTTCGCAGACATGGGCGTCCCAGTCGCAGCGCTCGTCGAATACCTCGGGCACACCATCGAACTGACGACTGCGGCCGAGATGAAGACGCTGCGCGGGCTATTCAACGCCCTCAAGGACGGCGAGACCACGTGGGCGCAGGCCATCGAAGCGAAAGGGAACAAGCCGGCCGAGAAGACGCCAGCGCCAGAGGTCAAGACTGGCGCGAAACCGCAGACACTTGGAGACGCGGCGGCAGCATCGAAGGCCAAGCGCGAGGGCAAGCCTGAACCCGGCTCGGCCGGCTGACTTTGAAGCCGTCCCGGCGGCGCTAGCCTTGGCGGCAGCAATCCGGGAAGGCGCCGGCATGGTGTCGGCGCCAACTTTTCAGAGGAGCAACCAACAACTCGCCGCGTCTCGTGTTTGAACTGCCCGCCGGAGTAGCGGCGCCAGAACCGGACGGGCGGCACTGGTGGCAAGAAAGGGAACGAACATGAGCAACGAAGTCTTCTACGATTCACCCGAGGCGGCCCAACAGGTGACGGTCACGTGCTGGAAATCCAGAACCGGCGCGCTGTTCGATTCCGAAGAGACCGCTCGCAACGACGGGGCCACGCACCGAAAATGCGAGAGCTGTAAGTCAGCCATAGCCAAGACGCAATTCTACTGCGAGGGATGCCAGAAGCGTCAAGCGGTCGAGAGGCAGTTGGCGCGTGATTCCGCTATCAGGGAGCTAAGAGTCGCTGATGTATCACTCGCCACCGCGCGGGCGGAGTGGTTGCGCGACCCACAGTCACAGTTTCCGCCAAACCCGGCACAATACGCGGCGGCTGCCCTTGAAGCCATCATCGCGGCCGACTGTACCGCGCCCGACAAGGCTTGCCCGCGCTGTGGCAACCGACACTAGGAGACAAGCACATGAGCGAGCCTACGGTAATTCAGAAGCGAGCCATTGACGTTACCCCTCACAACCATGCCTTGTGGTGTTCGGTTGAGGGGCTCAACAAGGGAGAGCCGTTCGCCAACACCATCGAGTTTCGGGATTGGGGAGAGGATGATAGCTACATCATTTTCGGGATCGACACTCACAACGGATTCAGCGCGGATCCCAACGAATTTATGAGCGTCGTCGAAGTGGATCCAGGTGTCTCGGCTGTTTTGCTCGCCGAGTGGCTCAAGACCGACGCCGACAGGATGGCGAAGCGCCCGGTGCCGACCGTAGCGTGTCCGCACTGTGGAGGTGCCAAAATGAGCAATCCAACACAGGATGAAATAGACGCCGTCAAGCCAGCCATCATCACGGCGATCCAGGAGTGTGCCAATCTCGATGACCACTGGGGAGGCGTTGCCCGCGCGGCCATCGTCGCCCTCGACAGGGTCCGCGGGCTCGACGACAAGACGCCGGTGGTCCAGACCGACCGAAGGAAGCTATGAGGTTCCATCGCACTACCTGCGCGGCCTGCGGCGCCGCATGCACCGACCACCTGACTGTCAATCGCGATGGCCCTGGGCTCGGGCCGGCGGTTGCGGTCTGCGAGACGTGCGCGCCATGCGGGCAGCCGGTGGAGGTGTTGTGGGAGGCGATGCGCCGGGCGAGCGCCCAGCGGGAACTGTTCGAGCCGGGGGAAACATGAACGCGCCTTTCCCATTCTTTGGCGGTAAGCGCGAGATTACCGACATCATCTGGGCGCGCCTGGGTTCGCCGAGGCAGTACATCGAGCCGTTCTGTGGTTCGGCGGCTGTCCTGTTGGCAGCTCCCTCGCCCGCCTCGCTCGAAGTCGTCAACGACCTGAATGGATTCATCGCGAATTTCTGGCGCGCAGTGAAACACCAACCGGGTGCCGTCGCCGCCGAAGCTGACTATCCCGTCTCGCACATTGACCTGGGCGCCCGCCATGTGTGGCTGATGCAACAGCGTGATCGTATCGGCGCTGAGATGCAGGACCCGCACTGGCCCGGCGACCCGCAGGTGGCCGGCTGGTGGCTGTGGGGACAGTGCTCATGGATTGGATCTGGCTGGTGCGAATGGGATCGCCAAATCCCGCACGTGAGCAACGCGGGGATGGGCGTGCAGGCGCTGGGCAAAATCCCGCACGTGAGCAACGCGGGGAGGGGTGTACAGGCGCTGGGCCAAGTTCCACACGTGAGCGACGCGGGGATGGGACTCCTCACGAGCGCCGGCCGTGTCGCCTGGAAGTGGCTGCATGAGCTGGCGGAGCGCCTCGAACGCGTGCGGGTCGTGCATGGCGAGTGGTCGCGCTGTCTCAATAACCACTACGGCGACACAGACACCGCCGTCTTCCTGGACCCGCCCTACCGAGAGTATGGTGCCCTGTACGGCGCCGAAGCCGTGGCTGACGAAGTGGCGGCATGGGCGCGTGAACACGCAGACCTGCGCGTCTGCCTGTGCGGTCACGTCGGAGACTACGAGATGGGCGACGGGTGGGTGGTCGTACCGTGGAAACGCCCGCGGCTCACCTACTCGGGCAGCAACACGACCGACAAGGAAGCGCTGTGGTTCTCGCCACCGTGTGCGGGTGCTCGGCAGGGGCAACTATTTTGATCCGAAGTAGCCCCACGCCGCCCGCGCGCGATGAGCGACGAAGGAGATTGACAGCGCGCAGAGAATGCGCAATGGTATTTGGACCACCCATGAACGAACATGATCGCGCCTTGAAATCCCTCGCCGTTCCCGCTACGTCGTTCATGGGTGGTACCTGGACCGACGCGGTTGAAGCGGCGATGGGTTTGAGGGCGCGAGAGAGGAGAGACCAATGAAGATGCATCGTAAATACCGTCCCGAATTGCTCGTGTCGAAGGACGCAACCAGGCCGCAGTTAGTCTGCCTGCATCTGGACACGAAGGCCAAGGTTCTCGTCGCGACGAACGGACGAGGCATGGTGACCGTTCCTGTCGATGTCGACAACAAAGATGTTGACGGTCCGGTGTTTATTGAGGCAATGGCCGAGGCTCGGAAGGTGCAAAGAGCGTCCATGAAGAAGGAGGTAACCTGGCTCCACGTGCGAGCGTTGCACAAGTTATTGGACGTCGGAAGGATGCTGTTTCGTCGCCCGACTGACCATAGGTATCCGGAGTGGGAGAACGTCAAGCCGTCATTCAAGGCCAAGGACGCCGGTACAATTACCTTTGCGCTTGACCCGGCTTTGCTTTTGAACATCGCAAATGCGATCGACCATTCGTCGAAGTTTGTTCGTGTAACAATGGCAGTATCCAAGAAGGATCCAACCGTCTCCGACGAATGCGAGCCCATGATTGTCACGACCGACGACGATGAGCCAGCGGTCGGAGTTATGATGCAGGTTAGGTGGTGAACACCTCGATCGAGTCGCTGGCATGGTGGAAGGTGCACATGGCGGCCCAGCGCAAGGCCACGGCTGCCGGTGCGTGCTGGTCGTGCGCGGCCGAGATGGGGTGCAGGGCCACGGACAGTCCAGGAGAGCAGCGCGGGGTCGAGCTGCACCCGGAGTGCGCACGGAAGATTGGCTTGACTTTTCCAGCGGAGTCGGCGTAGAGTAGCGACGCTAGCCATGATGAACCATTTTCGTACTCTGAAGAGTGCCGCCGTTCCCGCCACGTCCATCATGGCTAGCACCTGGTCGGATGCGGTTGCAGCGACGGCACCCTTGAGGGTACGAGGAGTCTGACCTTGTCCTGGGTGAAGCTCGATGACGGTTTTTTCTCTAACCGCAAGGTTCGTAGCGTGAGCGCAACGGCAGCGCTTTTTGATATCGCTTCCTTTTGCTTCTGTGCCCAGTCGGAAAACGACGGGCATGTCCTAACCGGAGACGTCCAGATGATCGCCGCAATGGTCCGAGTTAGGTCACCGGCGAAATACGTCAAGGAGTTGGTGCAGGTAGGTCTATGGGATGTTGAGCCAGGCGGTTACAACGTCCACGATTTCCTTGAATACAATCCAAGCCACGCTGAGCTAATCGAGAAGAGGAGAGTGGCCAACGAACGATCCGAAATGCGAGCTGACGCATCCCTGATGGGACGCATAAGAGCAAGGGACAATTCTGCGTGTAGGTACTGTGGGAGGCAGGTCAACTGGAAAGATAGACGCGGAGAACTCGGTGGGACCTACGATCACGTGATTCCGATGTCGAAGGGAGGTCCGAGTACCTACGGAAACGTCGTCGTCGCGTGTAGGGCCTGCAACTCAAAGAAGCGTGACAAGACGCTAGAAGAAGCTGGAATGGTGTTGCAGGACATTGGTAACTTACCAGTAAATATACCGATAACTATTCAGTCATCCCCTCCCGTCCCCTCCGGATCCCCCCTGTCTTTCAGTGCTTCCGGATCCGGAGCGCGCGTAGCAACTGGCGGGCCAATCAAGCCAGACACGGCCTACAGCTTGGTCTGGGCAATCAAGACGGCGGTTGAGGCGGCGCAGCCCAAGAACGGCATGTGGGCGCCCGATACGTTCGCCCAGGAGAACGCCTCGCGCCTGCTGGTGGGGCTGGGGGATGCGGCGAAGGCCATGCCAGAGCTTGAGCGCAAGATCGGGCTGTTCGCCGCGGACCCTGAGATGCAGCCATGGACGGTCAAGAAGTTCTGCGACCAGTACAACGGCATCGGGCACGATAAGCCAGGGCGGGCGGCCCAGCCGCGGGCCGTGCACCATCCGCGCTTAGGGGGCCGCTGATGGAACTCGACGGCCTTTCCCGTGTCCCCCCGCACGACTTAGTGGCTGAGGCCAGTGTGCTTGGCTGCGTTCTGTTGGGGGCCGACAGGGCCCTCGCGCTGGTGTCTGACCTGCGCGCCGATGACTTCTTCCTTCCGGAGCACCGTGAGGCGTGGGCAGGCATCGGCGCCCTGGTCGAGCGCGGCGTGCCGGTGGACATCGTGAGCCTGGGCGATGAGATCAAGGCACGGGGAGTGGCGGGGCGTTTCGAGGGTGGTTGGCAGACCTGGGCGGTTGCGACGGCCGGCGGGGTGTCGACTTGGCAGAATGTAGGTCACCATGCAACGATCGTGCGTGAGAAGGCAACATTGCGGAAGCTCTTAACCATCTGCACGGAAGTGGTTTGCCGCTGCTACCAGAGCGAGTCGGCGGACGAGGTGCTGGGACAGGCTCGGGAGGGAGTAGCGGCGCTAGAAGTCGACGGACATGAGGGCGGCCCAGTCAAGATCGGGACGGCCCTGAGCGGCGTCATTGAGGTCATCCAATCGCGAGCCGCCGGCAAGGTAAGCGAGCATATGGTGCTGACGGGGATCGAAACGCTTGACTATGAGATCGGCGGCATGGCACCCGAGGAGGTTGTGGTGGTAGCCGGTAGACCTGGACAAGGTAAGACCGCTTTTGCTGACTGCGTGGCGACCTACAACGGCCTCGCCGACGTTCCGTGTCTGTTTTTCTCGTTGGAGATGTCGCTCCAGCAGCTCATCGAGCGCGTGCTGTCCTTGCGGAGTGATATACCCGCCAGCCACCTCCGCTCGGGCCGTGGCGAAGGCTACAAGCGGTTGGACAAGGCCGCATTTACGAAGCTGACCGCCGCATCCGAGGAGTTGTACAACGTGCCGCTGTGGATCGAGCCGCGGGCGCTACCACTTGGGCGCATCGTGGGAGAGTCGCGCCGATGGCACGCCCGCCACGTGCGCGGCAAGGGTAAGACGCTCGGGCTCATCGCCGTGGACTACCTGCAACTGGTGGCCGTAGAAACCAAAAACCGCGATCGTAGTCGGGAAGAACAGGTGGCGAGGATTTCCAAGACCCTGAAGATGCTGGCCAAGGAGCTGCAGGTGCCACTGATGGAACTGTCGCAGCTCAACCGCGCGATCGAAAGACGCGGCGGCGAGCCGGTCATGTCGGACATCCGCGAGTCAGGCGCCATTGAACAGGATGCCAGCATCATCCTGTGTCCATGGAGGGGTGAGGCGGCCGACGATCCAGACAAGAAGAACGAAGACGGCGACGCGGACATCATCATCCTAAAAAACCGTGGCGGTCAGACAGGTAAAGCACCGGCTCACTGGCTTTCAAAGACGATGGAGTATCGGCACGATTGGGGGCGCACGGCGCATGGAAGGCCGGCGGACTTCGGTGGAGAGCGCTCGCTAATTGACGACTACCAGATCAAGCAGCCACTTGATCCCCACGCCTCCCCGCCATCCTGGCACGACAAGGACTGACGAAACCAACAACGAACGAAAGGAGACCCAATGGCCAAGGACAGCAAGAAAAAGAACGACCAAGTCAAGGTTACAATCACGAGCATGCGGCTCCCCGTGAAGCTCAACGACGACGAACTGCTGGCGCGCGGGCGGCAGCTCGTAGAGAACATGCGCAAGACGGCGACGGCCGAAGAAGCGCGCGAGGTGGAGAACAAGAAGCGCAAGAGTGAAATCGAGTTGCTCGAAGAAGTCACGGCGAAGCTGTCTGGCAGCATTTCCAGCGGCAGCGAAGAGCGCGAAGTCGAGTGCGAGATGCGCAAGGACTACGTCCATGGCAACGTCACCACGGTCAGAAGCGACACGGGAGAAGTGGTCGACGAGCGCATCATGTCGGCAGACGAGCGGCAGGAGGTCATGCCATTCATTCCGCCGCGTGAACCAGCCAAGGGCAAAGGCGGCGATCCATTCAAGGAAAGCGACCCAGTCGACGAGAGCTAGACCGTGCAGATCCTATCAGGCAAAACCTTGGAGCAACTCAGACCGGACGGCCTAACCCACTGGGTGCGCGTGCAGGATACGCGGCACCCGTGGGCAAGGCCCGAGACGCTCGACGAGCTACGCGGATGGATTCGCGAGGCCGAGAACGGGGACAAGCTGGCGGAAGCGGGCGAGAAGGTCATGCCGTTGTTGCTCTCGGGGGAAACCCGGTGTGGGAAGACGTCGACGCTCTGCTGGCTCGCGCATAGTTACTTCGAGGTAGAAACCTACCGGGCTTCGATTGGCTCGATGATTGACAGCCTAATGGGGAAGACGGTCAAGAACTTCGGCGAGGCGCTTACGGAAGCCTGCAACGGGCCGCCGGGGCTCTACCTGATGGACGAGGTCGACGGTATCTTTCAGCAGCGGGTACAGGAAAGGGCCGGAGGGGGAGCGGTACAGGAATTGAACTCGGCCATCGCGGCGGCTCTGTCGATGATCGAGAATCTTCCCCAGCATCTGATGTTGGCGGCGACGAGCAACGAGCCCGGCATTCTTGACCGCGCGATGCTAGCCAGGTTCACCCACGTGCGGTTCCCGAGCTGGGAGGAACTGGAGCGCGAAGAGCGCAGGGAATTCGCTTGCTCGCACAGGTACGAGCCCGGGGCGGCGCGGGCCTCCTATGCCGAGTGCGTGCAAGAGGCAAGGCGCGAACGGATACGCAGGATTCTGGGGGACGAGCGCGACTGAGAAAGGACCAACGATGCCAGATTTCAAGCAGCTACTTCGCGACCGCTACCCGAAGCAGAGCTATGCCCTGCGGTGGCGATGGTAAGGCCAATCTGTGAACCCGCGCTACTTCCGCAACAGCCCGCAATTCACCGACTTCGCCGACGTCGAGCAGTACGCCGATGCGCTGGCCGCAATCGCGGTACGGGGCTACACAGGCCCAGACGGCACCCTTAGAGCCTGCTGCGAAATTCCGAGCGAGGCGGCGGAACGGGAACGCATAAATATACTTGACAAGCCTAAACAACGGGCGCAAGGATAGACGCAGGAGGATCGAACATGTGCAAGACGTTCTCGTTCTACGCCGCAAAAACCGGCGATTTCTATTCGCTGACCGACCACACAGACGCGCATTCGATGATCGCTACCGTGTTTGGTCTGCGCGACAATGACGTGAGCTACTACGCCGAGAATTTGGCGAAGGGTGAATTTACCCCACCCGAAGACACGAAGTTGTGGTCAGACCTGAGCAAGTGGACGTTGACCGTCGACGAGAAAGAAACCCCGGTATGGTTAGATCAAGAGAAGGCTCGGGCGTACATGGAGCGGCTGATTCGCCCTATGTTCGTGACGAATGAGCGGCAATGGCTCGTCGGTGGATGTTGGATTTTCGACGGCGAGAAGGCGACGGCCAAAGGAGTTCTGAACGGTCGGATCGTTGGAGTGATCAACGGGGCGTACTTGGCCGGGGCGAACTTGGACGGGGCGAACTTGGCCGGGGCGTACTTGGCCGGGGCGAACTTGGACAGGGCGTACTTGGCCGGGGCGAACTTGGCCAGGGCGTACTTGGCCAGGGCGAACTTGGCCAGGGCGTACTTGGCCGGGGCGAACTTGG